ATGGGCAAGCGCAGCCTGAAGGAAAAGAACTGAAAAATCACGAAAAGGTGCGATAGGGGTAGCTCCCAACAAGGAGCACCCCGAGCATCTTGTAGAAAATCGGAATAGAACCAAAGAATTCCAGATTTTACATTCCCGAATCTTTGGAGCATAATTTTAACCATACTGAGAAAGGAGATTTTCGTATGCTTTACGATCTCAACACCGAGCAGGAGCGGAAAGACTTCCTCCTGGAGCTGTTGGAAAAGTCCCATGTCCCCGTGCAGACCTTCCCTTATTATTGGCTATGCTCTACAGACTTCTTCAGAGCGCCCGCATCCCGTAAGTACCACGCCGCTTACGAGGGTGGTCTCTTTGAGCACAGCATGAATGTGGCAAGGCAGCTCGTACAGATGACCTTGGCTGGACTTACCTCACCATGGGGTAGACCCGAAAGCCCAGTGATCATTGGTGTGCTGCATGATGTCACCAAGATTGGTCTGTATGCTCCTGGACGCGGCGTCAATCCTGACACTGGCGAGCAAGAGCTATACGTCAAGAACCCTGAGTACAAGACCTATGGCGGGCACGGAGCTGATTCTGTACTCAAGCTCAAGGAGATCATGATGCTTACCCCTGAAGAGGAGGCCTGTATCCGCTACCACATGGGAGCCTATGAAACAGCAGACTGGGAGGCCTATGGCAATGCTATCAAGCAGTTCCCGAACGTCCTCTGGACGCATACGGCGGATATGTATGCCGCCAAGGTGATGGAGGCGAATGTATAATGTCTTACTACTACCATCCGGACAGCGTCCGCTACATTAACAAGCGTATGCGCAGCATTACCAACCTGATCCTCATCATTACTGCTGGCCTGTTGGGTTTTATCGTCGGCTGCTACATAACAATCAGTGCACAGTTCCAGACCCTTCAGCAGGAGGTGGAGGAAGTCCTTCAGACGTCCTCTGAAGTCCTTCAGGAGACACGGGAGCTTCAGCAGGAACTTATGTACCCAGCCGAGCAAACTGACGTCCTCGAGGACGAGATCGTCATCGAAGAGTCCCTCGTGTTCAACGACCCCGTGTATGACCAGCCCGCTACCATCCCCGACCTCGGCTGGGACTGGGACTACGTGCTGGGAGTGGTGGCTCAGGAGTGCTGGGGCGAACCTTATGACGGTCAGATGGCTGTGGCTCAGTGCATTCTGGACACGGCGCAGCTCCGTAACATGACCCCTGAAGAGGTTGTCAAGCTCCCCGGGAGATACGCTTCCCCTCTCGATTATGACAAGGCTAAGTCCGCTGTAGAGGATGCCTGTATTGCCGTCTTCATCCTGGGAGAGAGGATCACCCCCGAACCTATCGAGTACTTTTACTCTACGGCTGGAGGCAAGTACTCTCACTGGCATGAGACTGACCTCACTCATGTGATGACCATCGGTAATCACAAGTTCTTTAAGACTAAGGAGGCTTTATGAAGACCAAGCCGAACGATACCCCCTATTGTGGCGTAAACCAGTTCAAGATCCACGGTGCTCATCCCAAAGTCAACAACACCAACCTGAGAATCCTGTACAACTACATTCAGCGCCGCTATCAGGTTCACCTTCGTAAGGACGTGCTCAAGTTATCTGCACCATGGACGTCCGATACCATCCTTGCAGAGTATAGGTTCACCAACGTCCGGCGTGAGCACGACAGAGAGACCAGATGGCTTATTGAGCACATCACCTCCAACAGAAAGCTGTCCTACGTAGACAAGATCTACAACTGTGTCCTATTCCGGCTGTATAACAAGCACCAGACTGCAGAACTACTTGGCTTACCTATCAAGTTCTCTGACGGCAACTTCGACCCTGAGAATTATGATGGTGTCTGGCAGGATGCCTTGGACGAGGATCCCAAACGAGTCTTCTTTACGGGCGCATTCATGACCTCTGGTATGAAGCGCGTTCTCAGTCAGTACGTGCCAGAGGATCTGGGCGGGGACATTGCAGAAATGCGTCCCCTCTGGTTTATGAAGTACCTTACCGAGCGCAACTTTGCGGGTATGTTGTCCTTCTGTGCTGATCAGAGCGAGGCCTATGAGCAGATCGCCGCTTACAATGGTATCGGCCGATTCCTGGCCTACCAGATCTTTGTGGACTTTACCTACATAGAGGACTTCCCATACTCGGAGAATGAGTTCACGGTAGCCGGTATTGGCTGCAAGCGTGGTATCAAGTATCTGTTTACCGATAGGGATCACCTGAATTACGAGGAGTGCCTGTTCTGGCTGCGAGACAACCTCGAAGACCTGTTTGCTAAACACCTTGGCAAGGACTTTGACCCTAAGACCCTCTTCTGGGATCTCCCTGAGGAAGACCGTTACATGAACGTCATGAGTCTGGAGAACTGTATGTGTGAGCTGTCCAAGTACCTCAAGCTGATGCACGGTACAGGGCGTCCCCGTAAAAAGTACGTTCCCAGCGAGGAGGATTTATGATCCCTGTATTTGTACCATCTTACCGGCGTCCTGACGCCAAGTTCCTGCGGCGCAGCATGAACCAGAAGTTCCCGCTCTATGTCTTTGTCCGCAAGGAGGAGAAGGAAGCCTACTCCTGGATCAAAGCCAGACCCAACACCACCCTCGTCCTCATATCCAACGTGTCCAACATAGGTGAGACTCGCAGGGTCATGTTCAACTATGCAGTACACAAGGGCTTCGACAAGATCATCATGCTCGACGATGACGTTACCCGACTTGACCTCTCCATGGTTGACCCAAAGTCCGGGAAGGTCAAGGCCTCCGGCAATGTCATCGGTTATGTGGAGGATTGGCATAAGGTGCTGCTGTGTTGGGAGGCAATCTGGACTGACGAAGCTATGCTGGGTGCAAGTTACCGTCCCTTTAGCTGGTCTCTTACCGAGGATGAGATCCCTATCCTCCGCAGATCCCAGCTCCAACAGGCTGTGGGGATCAACGTCAAGGCCATCCACAAGGCCGGTCTGAATTACCAGAGTAACGACCTTGTAGGCAATGAAGATCTCTTCCTTCAGTTGGAGTGTTACCAGAAGGGACTGGAATGTGTCAAAACTAATGCAATCCAGTATGACTGTCCGGCCATGGGCGCGGGAACAGGCGGTTGCAATGCGTCCGAGCTCGGCTCTATTCAGCAGAAGCAGCACAAGAGAGTAGCTCAGTTCGTGTTGGCCTGTAAGGATCCTACCCTTATCAAGATCGCTAAGACTCGGTCAGGTGTGGAATCCGTCAAGTTCAACTGGAAAGCAATCAAATTCATCATGGAGGACTAAGAAATGAATACTGACAAGCAATGGCTTGATATGGCATATAAGTACGCTATCGCTCACTCAGGTTGCCAGAAGGTCTCAGTAGGGTGTGTCATTACCAAGGGAGTCAACGGTACTGAAACTACTGCCAGTATGGGCGCAAACCGTACTCTTCCGCAGAACTGCAAGCTCATGGGATGCTGGCGTAAACAGATCCATGGGAATGACAGTAAAGCTCACCGTGGACCGGCTGATTGCATGGCTCTACACAGTGAGATCGACGCTTTAGCTATGGCAGCTCGTAACGGTGTGAGAGTGTTTGGCTCCACGGTCTATGTGACCCGCTACCCATGTGAGGCCTGTGCCCGAGCTCTCTGTGCTGCTGGAGTGGCTGAGGTCATTTATGGCGGTACAGCCGAGATCTCTATCATGACTGAACACATTTTCCGCAGCAACTGTGTAAAAGTACGTCACATCACCGACTGGATGGACGACAACTCTGACCGTTAAGGAGACCTATATGAGTCACACAAAATACCTTACCAGCACGCATCTCCAGATCCTAAAGAAAGCCCGTGACACCTACGGTGAGACCAACCAGATTCTGGTCTCCTGTGAAGAGCTGACTGAGCTTGCAGCCGTATGTGCCAAGTATCCCCGCTACACTGACCATGAGAAAGCTCACAACGACTTGTACGTCAAGGCACTGGATGAGGTCGCTGACGTGCTCATTGTCCTTGACCATGTGATCAACATTTTTGACATCAAGCCCTATGACCTTCAGCAGCGCATCCATGGCAAGGTGAGCCGTCTTGAGCACTGGATGAACACATCTTCCAGCATGGAGCAGACCACCGTCGACAGAGAGGTTCCTGGACAGACTTCCCTTGAGGACTACAAGTGCCAGTCTTGTGTGTTTAAGAGCACTCCCGACTACATCTTCCCCTGTTCAGACTGCCACAACTTTGATCGCTACGTGAAAGCTACCCCGTGTGTAGGTTGTGCTCACAACGGTGACTATAAGCAGCTCAAAGAGGGCGGCGCTTGCGCTGAGTGCGTGAAAGATCCCGGCTGCAGATTCGTTAAAAAGGAGAACTAATACATGAAACTGAGTGAGTTTGATGCCCTTGTAGGTCAAGATAGTTACGTCCGCTGCATGGGCAAGAAGCGCCTTGATACTGCCATCGTGAATCAGGCCGCTGCTGATGCTCACATTTTCTCTGGTGGACAGATCGGCTGGTGGGTCAGGACAGGGTACATAATTGTTGACATCGATGAGGGTAAGGCTCAAGCCCTTAAGATGATCAAACGCCTTGGTCTGAAGACCCTCATGGCTAAGACCCCGAAAGGGCTGCACTTGTACTTCAAGTGTGACAAAGACTACCCTCAGAAGGTCGGCATGATTCTCCCATGTGGTCTTAAGTGTGACTTCCGTTGTGCTAACAAGGGCTACGTCATCTTACCGTTCGGGTCTGAGAACCGTTCCTTTAACAAGTGCAGAGAGATAGCAGAGCTGTCCCCTGAGTGGACTCCTATGGTCAATCGTAAGGAGACTCTCCTTGGTCTTAAGGATGGTGATGGGCGCAATGCTACCCTCTTTGCTCACCTCATGGCCTATAAGAACAGGGGAGCTTCTGACCAGCAGATTGATGAGATGGCTCACGCTATCAATGACATCATCTTCAGTGAGCCTATGGCTGACTCTGAGCTTGAGAAGATCATTGAGAACACCAAACGCTATGAGGCAGCTCATGAATTTGATAACCCCTATCTTATCTACAACAGCAAAGGTGTTCCCAACAGTGTCAACTACCGTGCCATCTGTGACTACTTTGTCAACCGTGGTGACATCTTTGTTCTGGGTGGTGAGTGCTACCTTTACAGAGAAGGTATTTACGCCGAGGCGAGTAGTTATGTACGCAATGCCATCAAGGACATGATTGTCGTAGACCACCTTATCACACAGACCAGAATTATGGAGGCCTACCGCCTTATCTGTGACGACGTGCGCTTACAGCGGCTTCCCAGTCAGCTCAACCAGGACAAGAACCTTATCAACTTTCAGAACGGGGTATGGGACATCGAGGCTCACAAGCTGTTGCCTCATGACAGCAAGTACCTCCAGACCCTACAGATCCCTCATGAAGTCGGCGAGTATGTACCCTTTAAGCAGACTCGGCTCTATGACTTCTTTAAGAAAACTAAACTCCCTACCGAAGACATCAAGATGCTCCTCAAGTATATGGCATACTGCATGACTCTTGACTACGGTCTTAAGACGTTCATGATCCTCTGTGGTCAGTCAAATACAGGTAAGTCAGTCCTGATCCGCTTCTTTGAGACCCTTGTAGGAAGACAGAATGTGTCCTCTTTGAGTATGCATGAGCTCAATATGCGGTTCTATCCGGCGCAGCTCTATAACCGGCTGCTAAACTCCTGTGCAGATAACTCGTCCTTACCTCTGTCTTCTATTGAAAACCTTAAGAAGATCACCGGCGGTGACCAGATCATGCACGAGCGCAAGGGTAAAGAGCCGTTCTTCTTCGTACCGTTCTGTAAGCTTATCTTCTCCTTTAACCAGCTTCCGCTCCAGTTGGAGGAAAAGTCCAACGCATTCTATAAGCGCATGAGGATCCTGTTTATGAACACGGAGCTGTTCTTGAACAATGACTACGTGAATGACCTGTGCAGCGAAGAGGGTGTGTCCGAGGTCATTCCTTACCTGTTGTCCCTGTTACCGGTCAAGGAGATTCCTCGTACCAGCCTGAGCGACAAGTACGTGGAGTCCCTCCGTCAGGATAGTGATAGCATCCACGCATTCCTCGCCAAGCACTGTGAAATGGATAGTGACCTTACCGTCGAGAAGAACGCTTTGTATGAGTCCTATTGCCGGTTCTGTATCGATACCGGTCGAGAGTCTCACAAGAAGCATGCTTTTATGCGCAACATACGTGCTCAGGGCTTTAGAGAGATCCGTGACAGCAAGACCAGAGATTACCTCTGGGCAGGACTTGGACTTAAAGGGCGGTGATCCCCTATGGTATACAAAGAAGTCAATATGCAGCCTATCCCCGGCTTTGGTGGTAAGTACCTTATCTGCAAGGAAGGAATCGTGGTCAACAACAGGGGTCACCTGATCAAGGGTATTGAAACTATGCAGGGTACATCTGTGGAGCTTTACCACCTTGGTCAGAGGGAGATTATCCCCATCAAGACCCTGTTAGAAAGGACGTTCCATGACAATACATGATATGTATGAGCTCGTCATCCACCTGATGAAGAAGCAACTCAAGGAGAATCCTGGGAAAACCTACAAGAACAGGAACGGCGAGCGTGTGACCCTTGACGAGGTCATTCAGCAGTTTACCCTCCTGTCTAACTGGGTATACCCGTCCTTTACCACGGATGATGTGGCTAAGATAGTTCGCTGCAAGAAGTGCAAGCATTACAAGAGGTACAAGAAGAAAGGCGTCATAAAGGCAAGGGTCATTCATGCCTGTGAGCTTGACAAGAAGCCCCGTGACCCTGAGTTCTTCTGTGGAGATGGCGATGAGGTGATTCTATGACATCTTTGAATGAAGACAAGGGCAAGACCATCAGCGAGCTGGAGCTCACACTGAGAGCTATAAAGCATCTGCTCCGGCAAAAGGCTAAGGAAAAGCCTGATGGTGGCCTTGTGATGGCAAAAGGCAAAAAGAACGAGATCCGGCTGTCATGGTCTGACATGGTCGACGTAGTTGACAGTCTTGAGTCAAAGCTCGGTATGGAGGGCTGCTTCAGTCAGGGTATTTGCAAGACTTGTAAGAGCTTCAATACTCGAGTAACTGCTGGAGGCTTCTGGGGACAGTGTGGTACAGTTATGCACCATGAGTATGACTCCTGTCCCAGACATTCTAAGAAGGGAGGCGGATTTGGCCTATGAACAGACGAGAGCGCAGAGCACTGGAGCGTCAGGGTAAGCTCCCAAAAGCTGAGCCTGTGTACAGCATGAAGCCCTCTGATATGAAGAAGTCTATGCTGTCTGGCATTGCCAAGACTGCTCTCAGAGAGGAGATCAATAAGCAGTGCCTTGAGGCAAGCAAGGGTCTGACCCTTGATATGGACGCTATGTACCTGTGGGCACTACACGTCCGGCACGGCTGGGGAGCTAAACGCCTATACCAGTTTTACAGGGATGTCTTTGAGGAGCACAAGACCATGCGGGAGTTCTACGAGATGGAGGATACCTACCCTGAGCGACAGAAACTCAAGGACATAGGTGTGGATCTGGAAGTCTGGTACGACGAGCTCTTTAATCCTGACGGGACATACAAGGAGGAAGAAGCATGAACAGAGTACCAGAAACTGCAAACACCTATGGTGTCTGTTGGTACTGTGGGAATACTGAAGGTCCGTTTGAGGTAGATCATGTATTCCCAAAGAGTTTAAGAAAAGACAATAGAAGGACTAATCTGGTATGTTCCTGTAGAAAATGTAACAGAGAAAAGGGAGATAAAGCTCTGAGCTTTTTAGACCTGGAAGGAGAACCAGGATGGAGAGATCCCGATGTTATTGAGCAAGTTATAGATACCTATGCTCGTTTCTGTAGTGCTTTTGAGGAGGCACTTCCAGAAAAGTATGCTTCCTGGATCAAAAATCCCTTTGAGTCTTCTCATGTAAAATCTTTTAAGGAGGAACTTTCTCATGAGCTACCAGTTTGCCACGATTGACATTGAAACTACTGGTCTTAACCGGTACAAAGACCGTATTACATGGATTGGCGTCGGGCTTGCCAAAACTGTTGATGATGACCTGTCTAAGATTCTCATCTACGATGGCTCCAGCGAGGCTGATATGCGCAAGTTCCGTAACGTCATGAAGCACGTCCGGGAAGCCAAGGCCAAGACTGTGTTCCAGAACGGTAAATTCGACACCCTCTTCATCGAGCACCATCTCGGTCTCAAGATCCCCATCCATGAAGACACGATGCTGATGGGTACAGCGTACGATCTTGTCGCTGAGCACGGTCTTAAAGCCATGGCTAAATCCTACCTTGGTGTACCTGACTGGGACATCAAGAAGAAGGACAAGCTCAGCGGTGATAAGGATACCATTGTTCCCTACCTGAAGTGTGACGTCAAGTACACATGGCAGCTCTATCAGTACCTGTGCTGCAACATGACCTCCCGACAGATGAAGCTCTACCGGGAGCTGCTCAGACCCGCTTATAGAGCATACAGAGACATTGAGCGCAATGGCCTCTACATTGACCTTGATGCCTTACGGTCTGTACGCAAGAAGTACAATACTCAGGAGAAGAAGCTGCTTGCAGAGCTCAACAAGCACGCAAAGATCAACTGGAATAGCTCTGCACAGGTGGCAAAAGTGTTCTACGAACAGGAGAAAATGCCCATCATCAACTGGACAGCCAAGGGAGCTCCATCCATTGCTGCTGACGTTCTTAAGGAACTCTCCATGCAGGGATATGAGACCCCGAAACTGCTGCTTGAGTACAAAGACGCTGCTACTCGTAACAAAATGTTCCTCAATCGTTGGGAGGACGACTGCTATGAGAGCCGCATCCACCCGAGCTTCAATCTTACCAACGTGGTCTCAGGCAGAACAAGCTGTCTTACTGGGGATACTCCAGTGATGATTCCAGGGGGGTATAAGCCCATTAAAGACATCAAAGTTGGAGACCTTGTGTATGGGTTTGACGAGAACCTAAAACCAAGACTATGCAAGGTCTCTTTTAGTGGGTGTACAGGAGTACGAGATGATGTGTACAGAGTTTGGTATAAGTCTCAAGGGACTCATGAGCTGAAGTACATAGACGCTACTTCTGATCATCTTGTACGGCTTACCTCTGGAGACTACCGAAGAGTTGATCAGTTGCATTGTAAAAAGAGAGATAGAGACCATGTACTTGCAATAGAACGTGGGTTCAAAGGAAGCAGAGAAAATCCACGTGGATATAGGATTTATCCAACAGGATGTGACACAGAGTTAGAGCATGTCTTTATCTTTAAGGAGCTACATGGGTACACTCCAGAGCATGTGCACCACAAAGATGAAAATCCTCTGAATGATGAACCTGAGAATCTCATTGGACTCTCCGTAAGTGATCACGCAAGACTCCACATTCAGGAAAAGGGTGCTGACTGGCATAAGAAAGGAAATGCAGCTTCCTTAAAGACACGACAGAGTAAGGAATATAAAGAGTCCCTACATAGCTCAATTATGGAGTCCCGTTTATCCAAGAAAGACCTTGTAAAGGCTCTTAAAGAGGGTAACGGTCTGGTAGGAGCTGCTAAACTCCTTGGGAGAGACATCGGCTTTGTTGGTAATCGGATGAAGTACTATGGAGTAACCTATGATGGTCGTTCTCATCGTAAAAAGAATAACCACACCATTTGGAAAGTAGAAAAACTTCCAGGAAAGTATGGAGTGTATGACATTTCTGTACCGGAAACTGAATGCTTTATTGCTAATGGAATCTGTGTCCATAACTGTAACAATCCCAACCTCCAGCAAGTACCCAGAACCAAGGACATCCGAGGTCTGTTTGCGGGCGCTCCAGGCATGATCCTCTTCGAGGCGGACTACTCTCAGTTGGAGCTACGCATTGCTGCTCACTACGCCAACGAGAAGACCATGCTGGACATTTACCGTAACAATGGTGATATTCATACTGAGACAGCCAAACTCTTTACCAACGGTCGCGCTCCTACTAAGGAGGAGAGAGGGAAAGCCAAGGCCGTGAATTTCGGTTAACCTACAAAGTAAGGCCGAATTAAAATCCCCTCAAAACGGTTGACCCTAAACGGAAACATATGGGAATCCCGTGCCTGTGTAAAAGCAGTGTGTAACGACTTATCATGAATCGCTATCCTATGGATAAATCAATCGAATTCATGTATACGGGGGACAACGAAATCTGTGTAAGAAAGGAGGTATCTTGTAATGGCTTATGCAAAAGTAACCTGTACAATCTGTGGTAAACAGTTCCAGCAAAAGAGCTGGAATCAGCATTTATGCTCTGATAAGTGTAGAACTGAGTTCTACGCGAGAAAAGGGCTTACTCGTATCTATGAGAATGGTAAATACGTAAAACATGGGTATGATCAAAAAGGAGAAAAGAATAACGCTTGGAAATATGGTTGTGCTTATCGTCATCTTATTTCTATGGAACACTGTGAATGGTGTGGATCTACTAAGAACTTACTGGTACACCATAAGGATGGAGATCATAAACATAATGAAGTAAGCAATCTGGTATGTCTTTGTAAAAGATGTCATCAGCAGTACCATTGCAAGAGAGATTCTCTCGGGAGATACACTACACATCGTTGAAGGTATAGTCTAGACCCCTAATAAATATCGGGAAACCGAGGGTATTATCGTTTCTATATGGTATGCAAGCAAAGAAGTTCGTCAAGTATGCTCTGGACAGCTATGGTCAAGTCTTTACTCAGCGAGAGGCTGAGCACATCCGTGACCTGTTCTTTGCAAAGTATGCTCGGCTGTTACCTTGGCATAAGGAACAGGAAGATCTCTGTGAAATGCAGGGCGGCGTGGCGAATATGTTTGGTCGCTTCCGCAAGCTCCCTCTCATCTATTCCGCAAACAAGTGGGAACGGGCAAGTGCAGCTCGCCGTGCTATCAATACTCCAGTTCAGGGTTCAGGGTCTGATCTACTGATCTCTGCTGTGACCCAGATTAATAGGGAGCTCAAAGGTGTGGCATGGATCGGCGCTACTGTACACGACTCCATTATCGGTGAGTGCCGAGTTGAGGACAAGGACTTTGTGGATGAGACCATTCGCAGGGTCATGAAGCACCCTAAGGTCTTGGATGACTTTGGTGTTGAGCTCAGAGTGCCCTTGGATGTGGACATCGGATGGGGTCCTTGGGGAACTCACTAAAATTTCGAAAACTGTAGAAAAACCAAGATTGGACAAGGGATTCTTGTGAATCTCAACAAAAATAATCCAAACTCCTGAAAAATAATGCTTGCTTTTTCCAGGAGGATAATATATACTTCATGGTGTAAGCAGGAGCGGTGAACCGCTTCCACAATAAAATCTTTTTAAGGAGTGTAACAAAATGCTGAATCTCAAGAAGGGCGATAAGGTCATCGTCAAAGGTTTCACTGGTATCAAGCTGTGTGTGTCTGAGGTCGCCAAGGCCGACAAGAAGACCATCACTGTTCTCAAGAAGAACGGCGACGAGATGATCTTCGACCGCAAGACCGCCAAGCAGATCAACGTCGAAGAGGGCAAGGAGAAGTTCGCCAACAGCGTCATGGAGGACGACGGCAGTTACGAGGGTCACGCCCCCGTCAGCAAGAAGAAGGGTAAGAAGGCCACCAAGACTGCTCCCAAGAAGGTCAAGCCCGAGCCGGAGGAAGTCGAAGACGAGGATGCGGACGAAGACGAGGAAGAGGAAGTCAAGCCCGCTAAGAAGTCCAAGAAGCCTGCGAAGAAGCCCGCCAAGAAGACCAAGAAGGTCGAAGATGACGACGATGACGACTTCGAGGAAGTCGACGAAGACGACGAGTAAACCAGCGGCGGGGGCAACAGCCCCCTCTGCCTAATGCAGCTCAGGACTAACGGGGAGCTTTGTAGTATCTCAGTTGGAAGAGCACCTGAACGGTGACAAGCCCGTGTAAATGCAGAGTCAGGTATGAACTGGTAGCGGATGATCAGTAAGAGCTACCCAAAGAGGAGCGCGTGAAGACGTGACGGTGTGTACACCCGAAGTAGACGCAGCGCGTAGGAAAAAGCCTCCAGATCAGTTGACACGTATCCAAGGCTGATCACACTGTCTTGTGTGTGGGTAACAAGACATCTCCTCACGTATATAAGCTGAAGCCGTAATCATCAGCTCGTTGGTTCCTTCTCCCTCCAACGCTCCAGTGCAATTCTGGTAGGCAGAATACAGGAAAGGAGCGTGAGACAACATATTCATCAGTTACTCAAGGCAAGCTACCTATCTTAACTGCCCTTACCAGCACTGGCTACGTTACGTCAGACGACTTGAGAAGAGAGCACCAGAGAGACCCTTGTATTTTGGCACTGACTTCCACAAGCTGTTAGAGTTACGCAACGACCCTGAAGCTCTTAAAGAGGCAAGACGGGACATTAAGGACACTTATTATGAGTTACCCCCTTCCCAGCAGAGCATCCTCGGTGAGGACTATGTTGAGGATCTGTTCACTATCTTTAAGGACTACAGAAAGGTCTACAAGGGTGTAAGACAGCCTCAGATCACTGAGAAGCCCTTTGAGATCGAGGTCGGTAACTACAGAGGTGAGCCGATCGTCTTTGTAGGTAAGATCGATGAGCTGTATTTGCTCAAGCACCATGGAGTGAAGTCCATTACCGTTGGCGAGCACAAGACGTTCTCCAACAAGCCATCAATGGACATTCTCATCATGAATACACAAAAGTGCTTGTACGCAAAGGCAGTTCAATTTTTGAAGGGCATTTTACCTGATAAAGTAAAATGGGACTACATCAAGTCCACTCCGGCCGCTGAACCTATCTGGCTTGAAAAGACAGGACGGTTTAGTGAGGCTGTCTCCAGTAAGATCACCCCTATGAGCTGGAAACGAGCTTGCAAGCGCAGAGACATCATTGATCCAGAGATAATTCAAAAAGGAGAAAGATACAGAGACAACATTCCAGAGTTCTTCTTCCAGGTGGAGCTCGACATTGACCCTAAGATGGTCGACATCATTTGGGATGGGTATCTGTTTACAGCGCAGCAAATCATTCGGTCTGGCAGAGACAACAAGACCCGGAATGTTACCAAGAACTGTTCTTGGTGTTCCTACCATGACATCTGCTACGCAGAAATGACCGGTGGAGACACTGAGTACGTCATAGCAAAAGACTTTGTAGAAAAGGAGTAACCACATGGGAATTCTCGATTCTGCCGTCGATATCCAGGAGCTCGGTCAGCGTAATTTCTGGGTACTGTATGGCAAATCCAACAGTGGTAAGACCTATGTTGCATCCACGTTCCCCAAGCCCCTTCTGTATATCCAGATCGGTGACGATGGCTCTAACACCATCGCTCGGGTTGAGGGTATTAAGGCTATCTCTATTGAGAACATTGAGCAGTTCAAGGCTCTCTGTGAGGAGCTGAAGAAGGACAAGAAGTACGCGACCATTGTCGTTGACACTTTCTCTATGGTCGTCAACGAATGGGTGCAGCAGAAGGTAACTACCAAGGGCAAGAAGATGACTCAGCAGCTTTGGGGCGACCTGAAGACTGAGCAGGAAGAACTGATTAAAGCACTCCAGCGTCTTGCCAAGAAGCACATCGTTGTGGCAACTTGCCACGAGAGTATGGACACTATCGAGGGTATGGAGGATGAGATCACACCTGACATCCGTCCTTCGGTCTCTAAGGGTGCTCGTACCTATCTTGAGGGTATGGCGAACTATGGTATCCATACCACCAAGATCATCAAGGAAGTCACCAAGGGCAACGAGACCAAGGAAGTTGTCAAGTATGCAGCCGATATCGGTCCGAACCCCTACTACTGGACTAAGCTCCAAGTCGATCCCAGCATTAAAGTTCCTAAACGCATCATCAATCCGACCTATGACAAATTTATGGAAGTCATCGGTCAGGGTGAATAAATTTTGGAGGTATTACAATGAGCAGAAAACTTAAAGTTGACATGACCGGTGTTGAGAGCTTTACCCGCTGCCCCGAGGGTCAGTTCCCCGCCAAGATCGTTAAGATCGAGGAGTGCACCATTCAGGGTTCTGGTGATGACGGCCTCAAGGTGCAGTTTGAGGTCACTGGTGGCTCTGGTAAGGGCTGCAAGGTCTTTGAGACCCTGTCCCTTGGTGAAAAGGCTCTCTGGAAACTCAAGATGCTCCTCGAAGCCCTCGGCATGAAGGCTACCGGCAAGCTCACCATCGATCTGGACAAGCTGCTGAATAAGGCTTGCGCCATCGAGGTCATCCATGACGAGTACAATGGTCAGAAGCGCGCCAAGATTTCCCAGTACCTCAAGCTCTCTGAGCTGGACGAAGAGGATGAAGTCGATGAGGACGATGACGACCTCGACGACGAGGAGGACGAGGAAGAGGTCAAGCCCGCCAAGAAGAATGTCACTAAGAAAAAGTCCAAGAAGCAGCCCGAGCCCGAAGAGGACGACGAGGATGATGAGGACGAGGATGAAGATGAGGATGACGACGAGGAGGAAGAAGAGCCCGCTCCCAAGTCCAAGAAGTCATCTAAGAAAGCCCCTGTTAAAAAGGCAACCAAGTCCTCCAAAAAGTCCAAGAAGGACGACGAGGATGATTGGGAAGAAGATGATGACTGAACTCCAGTCTGCATAAAGGGCTTCCCACCTCAGTATTTACCATTCTAAGGGGGAGCACAAGCTCCCCCTCACATAAAGGAGACTATCATGGACAAGATTAAGATCCACGAGCAGCTCTGCAAGGAAATGCATGAGCTGTACGAACGCAAGAATGCAGACTACGGGGATAGTTTTGCTCAACTCCGCAAGCGTTACCCGAACTTTGTCTGTATGCGCCTGTTTGATAAGCTCAACCGTCTGGATACTGTCATCCAGCCTGAGTACGCGCTCAAGGTCTCTGATGAGACTGTTGAAGATACCCTCATGGACATTGCCAACTATGCCATCATGGAGCTGACTGAGCGTAGAGCAGCTCGTGAGGGGCTGAAGGAATCTATGTTTGCACAGGACGGCTGTAAGCCCTGCAATGAATCGATCAGGCCTCCTAACAAGTTGCCGGTGAACCTGACGACAGGAGGTTACAGATGATTTCTATCTATCAGGGCAGAAGCGTCAATGATGTCTGGCAACAGGCATTCGCAGACCTCATCAAACAGGCTTCTGAGGGCTTTGAGAATGGCTCTCGGGATGGTGCAGTGGTCGGTGAAGTCATCAATGCTGCATTCTGTGTCGAAGACCCTACCCGTAACATTGTCACCAGTAAGTACCGCAAACTGCCTATGCGCTACGCAGTTGGTGAGCTGCTGTGGTATCTGTCTGGGTCTAACAAGACGACAGACATTGCTCAGTTCGCTCCTAAGTGGAATGAGCTCTCTGATGATGGTGTCCACGCAAACTCCGCCTATGGATACCGCATCGGCAAGAAGTTCGGCTTTGATCAGTGGGCTTATGCGGTTGATCTGCTCCGCAAAGACCCTGATAGTCGTCAGGCGGTTATCCACATTAAGGACGCTGACAATGCCAAGACCAAGGATCTGCCTTGCACGGTCTACCTCCAGTTCCTGATCCGTGAAGGTAAGCTCCACATGATGGTGCACATGAGATCCAACGACATTTGGATGGGTGTTCCTTACGACATGTTCAGTTTCTGCTCCATGCAGATGCTGATGGCTATGCAGCTTGGAGTACAAGTCGGCAGTTACACTCATTATGCAGGCTCTCTGCACCTCTACAAGAGGGACTATGAGACTGCCAAACACAACATGGAGGAGCTGAACCCCTATGGCAATACCCAGAGACGAGAAGCTCATTAAGGTTATGGTCAAAGTCCTCAATGAGGACAGGGACGAACTGCGGTGGGAGCATCTTTGCTATGCTCCCGCCCTCCTGTACCTCAAGTTCTTAACTGTCAAGGATATTGAGCGCTTTGAACTGGCTGAGTACCTGTCTAAGTGGGCTATGTTCGACTTTAATATAGACCTACAAATGACAAAAAGTAGTGACCTTGCACTTCTTAAGGAGCTCATTGTAAATCGTTACAAAAAGATGTTCCCTTACCTTGCAAGGTCTTTTAATGACAGCCATGTAGACCACCAAGGATGGGTGAGAATCTGGCTGACAGACCACATGGAAAGGGAGCTGAAGAGAAAATGACTGAACCTAACTGGAAGAAGACCCTGCCTAAGATCGTAGCCGTGGACTTTGATGGTACACTGGTAAAGGATGCCTACCCTAACGTAGGTGAACCTATTTGGTCTATGATAAACTATTGCAAAGCCCTCAGAAAGGCCGGGGTCAAGCTAATTCTCTGGACCAGCAGAGACAATGAGACTCCTGACAGAGCACTTGACAGAGCTGTAAACTGGTGCAAGGACAATGGTCTTGAGTTTGATGCAGTAAATGAGAATCTGCCTGAGCTCAAGGAAATTTTCCAGAATGATACCCGTAAGGTCTATGCAGACCTGTACATTGACGACAAGGCTGTGTTTGCTGGTCAGCATCCTATTCATTGGCTACATAGGATTGGTCTCAGCTGGGATGCTTTGGTAAAGGGGTTTTATGGGCTTAGAAAGTAACTTTCAGTCCAGAGCTCTGGAGTATCTCAATTCTATTCCTGGCTGCAAGGCTGAGAACGTGTCCGGCAATGCCATGCAGTCGGGTAGACCTGACATCAATGGCTGCTTTCATGGTCGTGCGTTCAAACTGGAGCTAAAAGTTCCTGACCACAAGAACGCGACCAGTAAAAAGCAGGAGCTTGAGCTTCGTAAATGGGCTACCGTAGGCTGTTCTATCGGAGTCCTCTATTCTATGACTGCCCTAAAAGACTGGGTCAGCACAATGCAGCATCTCTGTAAGGAGAGTTATTGGACTGGAGAGCCTTGGGTAGTGACCAAGAGGGAAGAGGAGAACGGTTGTGAATCTTGGTTCTGGGTCTAAGTTCATATTCAAGACGAAGCCTTGGGCACATCAGCTCAAGGCTCTTGAATATATGTATCCTCGGGATGCAGCAGCTCTATACACAAAACCTGGATCAGGTAAGACCAAGATCATGATTGACCTCGTGGTCAATAGGGGCTTTAAGAGGGTGTTGGTAGTAGCTCCTAAAAAGCCCTGTGACGTCTGGAAACCTCAGATTCAACTCCACTCTGACATTCCTCCTGACCATGTGTATGAGCTGCACAACATGACCGGCAAGGAAAAGGCGGCCTTGTTAAAAACCTTTAAGCCCGTAAAGCCCGGAGAGGGCTGCACTATCTTTATCTGTAACTATGACTCTATCTGGCAAAAGCCTGTGGACAAGGTCTGGTTCTATAAGAAACTGGGGATTGACTGCGTCATCTGTGATGAGAGCCATCGTATCAAGTCCCCGTCAAGCAAGTGCTCATGCTTCTTAGCCCGATTAGGCAGAGTTGTACCTCACCGCTACCTACTGACAGGTACTCCTCTGGCAGAGAATCCCTTGGACGTATACGCGCAGTACAGATTCCTTGACCGGTCTATTTACGGTACGAATTACTCTGCATTCTGTGACAAGTACCTGAACATTGACGTCAACCTCAGTGCCAGAGTTGGCTTCCCTATAAAGGACAAGAAGCAGCCTTACAAAAACCTTGATGATCTTAGGGAGAAGATGTTTAGCTGTGCGTTCTACATGAAGTCCACGGTAAAGCTCGCCAAGCCTACTCACATGGTTAAGAAGATTCCAATGCCCGCTGGACTGGAATATCTGTATAAGGAACTGTCTAAAGAAGGTGCTCTCGAGATGGACGAGGGCTACATGACCGTGAATAATGCTCTGTCTATGGTCATCCGCAAGCAGCAGGTGACGAGTGGATACTTACCTTTAGAGCATGACGATGGCACAACCGAGCTGAAGCGGATAAGCACCTACCGGCGCACATATCTGTATCAGTTCCTCAAGGGTCTACCTGAGTCTGAACCAGTGGTCATTTTCGCAAAGTTCTCGAAAGACCTGTATGCTATCCGCAAGGTGGCCGAAAGGCTCGGCTGTGGATACTCTGAGGTATCAGGAAAAGAGGACTCCCTAAGAGTCTGGAAGTCTGGCAAGACTCGTATCCTCGGGGTACAGTATACAGCAGGGTCGGAGAGTATTGACCTGACAAGAGCTCACCTGTGCATCTTCTATACCCTTGACCATTCTTTAGGTAAGTATGACCAAGCCCGTGCTCGTGTTCGCCGTCCTGGTCAGGAAAAGCCTTGTATTTACTATCACTTTGTAGCAACCATGTCTTCGGGTAAGACCATCGACCAAGAGATTCTTCAGTGCTGGAAGGACAAGAAAAACTACATAGACTTTGTCATGGAAAATTCTCAAAAATCATGAGTTTTCTTTATTTTCGGGTATTTTCCTTACAGATTCACAGAGAAAAGTCCTAAAGTCTTGCATTTCTGTAAGTTTTCCAAACTTATCTACAAGATTTTAGGGCTTTACTTCTGTGAAGGGATGATATATGATGTAATCACGATAAGGACAGCACCCTCACCGTTCGTGGTACGATCAAGGCTCACTCCGAGTACCACGGTGTACGTCAAACGGAGCTCCCTCGGTGCAAAGTCGCGTGAATCCCGTTCTTCAGTCAGTTTATCTAAGTAATTTCGTCAGCTACGAGGTGGGGGTAGGTGAGTTTGCCCCCGGAAGTCAGCTGACCTCCTCGAGGATTTCAGCTTAGAAAGATCTCCCCCGCCTGTGACGAGGGAGATCTTCCTTATTTATTCGGACTGTACGGAACAATGCGCTGCTCGGCTTCACTCCAGACATACATAGGGACGTCAAAGTGAGGGTGATCTACAATGACATAGCGGTCGTTACCGACCCTTATGAATAACTGAGGCTGACTCAGCAGATGTCCACACCGATCGTCTTGCATTTCTCTTTATACTCCTCATGGTATTTGTCCTGAAGCATCTGCACGTACTCAGAGCTGTAATCCACAGCACGGAGCTCCAAGCACAGGCGTTCCAGATACTTGAGCTCCATGTCCACGTCACAGATGAGGCCGTTGACCTTGTTGAAGTCTGCGATGCAATGCCACTCCAGCAGATAGTGAGCGCACTTCTCAAAGAGCGCCTTGGTCTCAGTCTCCCAAGACTTGTACTGCTCCATGGCTTTCTGCACGGTCTGTTTACGTACCCCAGCGGGGACGTCAGTCCGGTTGTACTGATACCAGTCGTACGGGATGATCTCTACGGGCTCCAGGTCCTCCTCAGGGATCAGCGACCCGTGGTGGTTGATATAGTACCTCTTGATGGCACGGTGCTCAGCAGACTCGGCGAAGTACTGATACTCGTGCATCCGTTTGAAGCCCCTTAGACCCAGAAAATCAAACAGGTCAGCCATCTCATCATGGAACATGAGAGCCGTGATCTGTCTGGCATTGATGTCAGTAAAGACTTCCTTAACGTCTTTAGGAGCATACTCTTCCACAGAGAGCTTCATCTTTGCCATTATGTCACCTCCAGTTTGGTAAGAAGTTTGGACAGCTTCTCATCCTGGTCAGCAAGGTGTCTGTGAATGTCATCCACAGCAGCCTGCACAGTCTTGCTCATGGTACTTTGGTCAACATTCTCACCGTAGTTAGCAAGACCAATAAGGAATGACACTACGGTCATAGCATCCAGGACGGTGAACTGTTCTCGGTTATTCATGCCAGCTTTACCACTCCAACACAGGTGTGATTGACGTTGCCAGCCACACCACTGATATTGAGGGTAATGAGAGGACGGTTCACACAGCAGGTGATGATCTCCAGGTCGGTCTCAACGTGAGCAGTGTACACGTCACCGGCTGCGACCGTCTGCTGAGAGATAGCACAGGGGAGCGCCACACCGTCCTTATAGAGCTGGACAATGGCAACACCCGCAGCAGTCGGGGTATAGGTAACGTCTGCAGACAGATGATATAGGCCAGACTTATTGACCCGGATGCTCGCCGTGTTGAGGGTGAGAGAGCAGCCACTATCCACAACCGGAGTGCCCTCAAGGTTGAGCGGGGTAAGTGCAGCAGTGAACGCCTGAGCCGTGTTGTTATATACGCGGATGCAGGACTTAGCATACTGGTTATTCATGGTAGATTCTCCTTCCATAATAAACAGAGGAGGGCGCTTGCCCTCCTCTTAAAGTTGGGCATAATTATATGCCAAGGGTGATGCAGTTCAGCAGCCGCAGTTGTTACCGCAGCCGTAAGAGCCGTAACCATTCGCAGCCGTGTACGGGCTGCAAGTGATGTAGGCCGGAGTCGGGAACGGGCGCAGCGTACCGATGAGAGTCTGCGTCTGAGACAGTGTACCAAGCTGGAGCTGAGCCGCCTGAAGCTGGTCACGGAGCTCCTGGATGGTGTTCTGGGTCATGAGCGCACGAGTCGCATCGCCGTCGGCCTTGATCACATTGACGATGTCACAGGTGTTACGAGCATTCTCGTAACGGACGGCGTCAATGTTACGGTTGGTTTCGCAGCAGCACTGCTGAGCAGCAAAGCGGCTCTCAGTGATGTTGTTGTTCACCCCGTTGAAGCCCTGACAGAGCTGAGACTGGATGCCATTCATGCCCTGAAGCATGGTCGTGTTCTGAGTGTAGAAGCCATCACAGAGACCGTTCTGGATGCCACGGATACCGTTCTCAAGACCCTGATTGTTCAGACCCTCGTAGAGCTCAGCACGGGTGAGAGCGCCCTGTGCAGCGGCATTGTTACCAAAGCCGAAACCGCCACCGCCCCATGCCAGCAGGAAGAACAGGAAGAACACCCACACCCAAGTGCCTCCTGCACCACCGAACATGCCGTCAGTGTTTCTGTTCTGCAGCGCGGCAACATCCGCTACAGACAGGCCACCAGATTCCATACCCATTGTTAGTACCTCCTTGTTAGAATTTTATATCAACCCAGTGGAAACTGGGATTGAAACTGAGCCCAAGCATCATCGAAGTCAATGCCTCTCTGCTTGCATACATTTATGCAGATCTCTTTAATCTGCTCTGGAGTTTTACCCTGAGTCATCTGCTGAGCCTGACGGAACATAGGATTAGCTCCAAACTGTTTACTAATGAAGGACATAGGGTTCATCATAGCACCCATCATCTGCATAGGATTCATCATTTGTTACCTCCCTTGTTATTGTTGACAGGTTTCTGCTCGATCTTGGAGAGCCTTTGTTCAACCAGCTCGTTGATGAGGGACTCTACCTCGGAGCGCTTCACATACCCAGATAGGTCAATCTGTTTGGTCGGGGCTGCCATAGGTGCAGCCTCAGGGGGCTGGTCGATGCTGTACTTCTCAAAGATGATGTTACCATCAAGACCGAGTTGTTTGGTGTAGATCTTGCCATGTGCTTTGTCAGGGAAAATGAATAAAGACCCATCGAAGTCGATCATGACAGCGTTAGCCTCTTGCTCGTTAGACACGGGTCTACCCTTGAGTACCGGTGCAGCAGGGGTCTGAGGCTGAGGGGAAGGGGGCTGACCAATAGGCTGACCATAATTGGTAGCAAACTGTGGATACTGAGCCTCCATCATCTGAAGACGCTGCTGTGCACTCTGCATTGCGGGATTGCCATAAGGATAAGGCATTTGTCCATACATAGCTGTACCTCCATACTATGAGTTCTCCTGAGTATAAGTATATATCTTTACAGGTACAGGATGTATGACTGATGGTTGCCGAATGTATGCAAAAAGAATACCCCTACTACTTAGGTAGTAGGGGTATTCTTGCTTTAGAACAGCTTACCCAGCTTTACGAGGGCTTTAGCGTGTCTTTGTTTAATTGTGATCTCTGCATAGCCGAGCGTGTCTGCTATGTACCGGAAGTCTTTGCCCTTCAGGTAGTGTAACCGAAGGATCTCCTTATCCTCATCGGTTAAGGTTGATTGCTCCAACAGGTCATCAAAGCGGCACACACTTGGGATCGCTTTGAGTCGTTTCCTGGTCTCAATGTGGGCGCTCAATCAGAACACTCCTCACTTAGACCGGTACTTACCACAGGTAGGGCATCGGTTCGGATTCCCACCACCATGACCGCCGATGTTGGTCTTGCCAGCGGGACTGGACTTGGTGACTGTAGAACCTTTAGGACTGTAAGTCCGTGTCACTGTCCGGACTGTAATAGTTTGCTTCGCCATTCGGTGTTACCTCCTCAGAATTTCCTTGGATGTAATTGGCATTCTCACCTGACTGGTAGACGCTGTTGCCAGATCCTTCTCCAGTGTCTTGTTCGACCGTAGTAATGGTCTCCGTTGTGACCATACCTTTCTCGTACTGCACAAAGATAGTGGCAATGAGTACGTTTGCGAGGATGCTGATGATGAGGATGATCCTGAGCCAGAAGTCCTCTCGACGCTTGGACTCCAGCATGGTCATAACGATGTGGTTAAGTGCCACACTCTGGTCAAGAGCATCCTCTTCCTTGCGCAGAGTTTCGAGATCGTTGATGGGATTGTCGAGCATACATTCAGCTCCTGTCTTCGTGAGCTCTTAAGATTCTTAAGATCTCAAGGATCGCTTGATTGGTAACATTTGCGTCTTCTTGGTTCTTAAAGAGAGTCTTGATCTTTTCTTCGTGGGAGTTGACCTTGAGGGAGAGGGAGTTCTGCTGCGAAGTAAGACCCTTAATGTCACTCTTGAGCTCCTCAATGCCGTCGACGGCCTGATTGATCTTCTGTAAGACCACACCATCGTTCTTAGCACGGCTGTTCATCCCTACGACGAAGGTTAAGACTCCGATGATGCATGCCACAAGGCTGCATACAAAGAGAATAGCCTCCATAGAGGTGTACCTCCTTAGTCAAGTTTCCCAAGACGGTCAAGAACCGTAAGGGCGCGGCATAAGTCTTCCGATACATTGAGAACCCCATTCTGGTCTCCCTTGAGAGCACCCTTATCGACAACCTTCTGGATACTGGGTCTGTACCAGCTCGGGACATCCTTCAGGGTTTTGTAAGTTACCACTTCATCGTCATCCTCCTTTCCAGCAGACTTGTTGTACTCTCGTGCATCAATGACCCAGTAGTAAGCAGCCTCGTTACGGAAGGTGTTCATGTCACCCTCGACACGAGTGGTCTTAGTACTCGCAGGGTCATTGATGTAAACCTTACCATCAGCCCACCAGACCACAACAAAATGACCACTGGAAGTCCAGTTGCCCTTCTTCATCAAGGTGATGAGGTAGTACCCCTGTTTAAGGAGTGCAAGGGCTTTGTCATGGACGCTGGAGTTAGGCTTATGGTAGGTGTTCTCCCAGCTCAACTGATAGCAGTGGATACCGAAGTAGGCAAACTGAGGTACAAAGTACGAGTAGTATGTACCCTGTTTGACCGCCTTGTATCCATGCTGAAGAGACCATTTACAAGCATCCTCCGGGGTAAAGGTCTTGCCAGTAAGGGTCTCAATCAGCATAGCTGCCGCCGTCGGTCCGCAGCCAGAAGCACCGATAGTAGTGGACTCACCCTTGGCGGAGTAATCTTTGTTCTTCCACCGAGGGTCTGTTTGCAGATAGGAAACAGGTTTCTTATTCATTTTGAGTCCTCCTTCATTATATATCTTTCATTCGGAAAAGTAAAGCCCTATTTTTCGCTGATGTGGGGGATAGCGTAGTCGTCTTCCACGGACTGAGTAGCAGCCTCATTCACGAGGGTGAAGTACTGCCCCACGACCTCGTGCGGCAGATACTGCAAGACGATCTTGCCGCCCGCGGCCTCGCCCGTGCGCTCGCACAGGTACGTCTTGCCGTCCTCGCTGTCGAGGTAATACTTGCCGTACTCGTACTCCATACCGCGCGAGGCGGGGATGGGGTCATCCTGCGTGCCCGCGTGCTCCACGTCGACCACGACCCACAGCGCGGGCGTTGCGGCGGGGTTCCAGCCCTCCTGCGAGGTGTGCGCCTGCTGGCACTTGTAGAGCTTGTCAGCGTCGCCCACGCGGTCGCCCACGGCGTAGCTGACGGGGTACTCCCACGCGGGGAACAGCTCGACCGCCTTTGCCGCCTCGCCGTCCGGCAAACTCACCGCTGCCGCCTCGATGACGGGGCGCAGCTCCGCCGCGCGCTGCGGCGTGATGCTCTGTCCGACCAGCGCCGTGACGGTCGCCGCCGAAAGCTCAGATTCCGTGGGCTTGCCCATCTTCACGCTCACCGTGCCGTCGCGGTAGTCGGTGATGTCGCCCGCGAGGCTGTACTCGCTGTTGTCGTACTCGGTTACGACCTCTTCCGTCTGGCCGGTCAGCATACCGTTCTCGTCCAGCACGTCGCGCTGCTCGCGCATGACGATGCTCCACGGCGTGCCGGAGGGTAGCAGCGCGAGCGCATCCTCGTAGCTCATGGTCAGGTGGATGGTTTTGGTATCACGATCGCCCCAGTCGCGGTCTTTCAGGTTTCCGTTGACCGTAGCCGGATACTCCGTGTCGTTGATTTTTACGTAGATGCTCATAAATAAACTCCTTTATGCGATGATGTGCATGTCGGCGTCGACGATAGTGTCAGCAGATAAAATAAACGCTGGACGATAGCCGTAGTCATAGTTGCCGCTCGAACTCGTTTCTTGGCCTGTAGTGGAGACCCATCTCCACCCGTTGTTGCTAATTGTTCTACTCCACCAACTAACAGCATTTCCGTTATAGCGTGCAATCCTGTCTGCATTATCTTTTCCGATAAAATAGGAAAGCGTCACGCCATCCACGGTTCCTATAGTATCCATTGCAAACCCGGCTTCGATTATTGACAGAAAAAATGCCCGCCGCTGTAGGCCGTTTGCTCCAGAGTGAGACGTCGCGAATCCGAGTTCATCGCGGGCTATATAGGGGATTTTTACAGTTTTTACAGAGGCGAGTAATTCGGAAGAAAACTTCCCAATAAACGTGGTATTCAACCATGTATCACCAACATCGTCCGGGTAGTAAAAAGTAGTGCCCGATGCAGCTATTTTACCAAGTGCATAGATATCTTCGGTCATGACCCAAATGCCGTTACAGCTTGCATCGTACATAGACCCGGGTAAGCCCTTATGCACAATTCGCAAGGCTGTTGCTTCGCCATCAATTTCCCCGTATATAATTGACCCAACAGGAAGGTCGGAAAGCGGTGTTGTGCTACCCGGAAAAATAATTTCAACCCCTGTGCCATCAATTAGTGTTTTCCCTTTTTTTACGTCGTAGCCAACGCCGTTAACAAGACAGCGGCTCCCGCCTTGAATGCTGTATATGGTTCCATCAATCAACACCCTATGTGCTTCGGAATTTTCCGGTCCAGCGGTAAACGCACCTGTTCCTGCATTAGCATAGAACGCGCTGTTGGTGTTGTCCCACAAGCCAATAGTGCCCGAAGCGTTCTTGCAAGGGATAAAGTCCCTGATAAGCGTTCCGTTATCATATATCCGGCAAGAATAGAGTTTGCCGGACACATAACCTTTTCTGGCGTTTGCGGAGTTTAGGCAAAGCAAATAAAGGTTGTAGCCTGACTGGAATGTTTGTGTAGGATGTGTAACTGTGTAGCCTGCGACGGTGGTAACATTTTTATTTTTGTCAATCGTGCGTCGTCCCGTGCTTGATGGACCAGTGATTTGAAGTCGACTTGTCCCGTAGTCGCTGTACCACAATTTTGCGGAAATTCCATACTGACAGTACACGCCAAAGCTCTTGTTGTTCGCAGCCTGACGACCATCGAAAAACCAGTCGTCAACGCCGTTATCTTTCGGATTGACATCCATCACGACACGTGTATCCTGATTCGGCTTGAACCCCGTATCAATGTACTGCGTCCCCGTGCTCTCGATATACTCAAGCCTTGTATACCCGCTTGGTAAGCTCATCGCCGCACCCCCTTAGCCGTAAACCCAGTTGATGAAGCCATTCTTAGTAGGTGTGGTCTCCGTGCTCACAAGGTTTTGCTCAGAGATGTTCGATGACCTTATAGGGTGGGTATAACTATATGTCACCGTCCATGTTGTCGAGGTAGGGTCGGGATCGTGTGCATAGGCGATATCAAGGGTCATATAGAATTCTCTATACTGGCCAGCAAGCGCTGGGATTGACGCCCCGTAATTCAAGTGCATAACAAACCTAAGAGTTGTATACTGATTGCTATCGGTGCCCAGCATCAATTGAGACATTTCGCCCAGCGATATAGCTCCAAGGTTTGCTATGACAAGGGCTCCTCTCTCAAAAGCGCTTGCAATCTCTCCTTGGGTTTTATCAGCTTCTATGGTGCTCGCAGTAAGGTCCATTAAGTCGAAGCAAACTTCAAGGAACTCCTTCGGGTGCACATGGTCGCCCCTTGCAAACGTCTCCTCTGTGCCCGCGCTGGCTGTCCCCGCCGCTTTTGGTGTGGTCGTGGATGCAGAGGGAGAAGAAACCGTCACCGCGCCCGTCTGCCCGTTGACGCTCGTCACGGGGTAAGGCGGTGGATTGCTCGCGCTGTACTGCTTGACGTTATCCACGTTGCCGAGGCCGACCTCGCTCTTGCTGTAGCTCGGCTTGCTCGCTGCCTTTGCCCACGCGGGCACGGTCGGGTCGGTCTCCGTGTAGCTCTGCAACGCGCTGTCCGCCTTGCCCAAACTCGTCTGCACGTCGCTTGCGAGGTCGGACTTGGCCACCGTCGACTTGAACGCCAGACTGCCGAGGTCGCTGAACCACTTCGCGATCTTGCCAAACAGCACGGAGAGCTTTTCGCCCGTCGCGATGTTCGCCCGCGTCGTCGCCGCCGTGAACTTCGCTGTGACGCTGCTGCCGTCGCCCGTCTTGTCAAGCTTGCCGGAGATGTCCTGATGCTGTGTCAGATAGCCGCTGTCGTTGGAGAGCTGCGAGGTCTTGGTCGGGATAAGCCCGCGAATGTACGGGTGTGCTGCCTCGCTCTCATTGTGCGCCTTGATCTGCGCGGAAACATCCGGCGTGGGGATTGCCCCGATGGCGTCATCTACGTAAGCAAACACGTCCTGATGCTTCCCCTGCGGGTCGTACACATTTGCCAGCATATCGCCCGTACCCGCACCTGCTTGACCGCGGCAATATCCCGCGTCGTAGCTCGTGCCGTCCGAGAGCGTGACAATAAGATGGTAGTCGCTCTGCCGGATGGTGATGCCGGTAATGGTAGGCGCGTCCGCGCCGGGATTGCCTTGCGGGCCGGTGGGGCCTTGCGGGCCAGTTGCGCCTGTCTCGCCCTGTTCCCCCTGTGGGCCGGTCGCACCTGTCGCGCCGGTATCACCCTTTTCACCCTGAATACCCTGTTCGCCTTGTGGGCCGCGCGGGCCGGTATCGCCCGTCTCTCCCTTATCGCCCTTTTCGAGCACAAGGTTTAAAACCTGATTCGGCGCTGTGCCGGTGATGGTGGCGCTTGCCACCTTGCCGGACGTGACCGTACCGATTTTCAAAGTGTTCGCGGGGCCGGTATCGCCCTTCTCGCCCTGAATGCCCTGCTCACCCTTCTCACCCTGAATGCCTTGCTCGCCCTGTGGGCCGGTATCACCTGTCGCGCCGGTATCACCCTTTGCGCCTTTGTCACCCTGCGGGATGCCGAGCGCCAGCGTGCCGGTCGACTTATCATAGCTCGCCGTTGCGTTGCTCCCGGCGGGCAAAGTGGTCACAGTGACCTTTACGACACTCAGGGTAACAAAGTTCAGCAGCGTTTCGCCTAAAAGGCTTTTAGCCTCGCCGTTCTGTTCGAGCACGAACCGATCCGCTTTGGTGATCTGCGTCGCTTGGGTGAGGTCGGTAATTGCTTTGTCAGCCATTGGCGGCCTCCTTCATTTTCTTTTCTCGCTCTTCCTGCTTCTCACGTGTCTGCTCGCCCTTGATGCGCTCCACGTCCTGCACGAGCAAAGAATACGCTCTGCGCAGTTCATTGCGCGCCATGTACATCTTGTCCGTTTCGGATGCGGCGATAAGCACCGTGTCGAGGATATCGAATGCTTTCATCATCGTCTGCATTGCCTGTTCTTCCATATCAAACACCTCGTTTCCATGTCGTCCCTCCCGTGCAGACCCACGGGATGCCTTTCCGCCAATAGGTCGTGTAGAGCCATATGATGCCGTGATTGTAGCCTGTGCCGTTGGGGGATAGCCACACGCGTCCGCTCGTGTCCTCCGTCCACACGGCATACAGCGTGTGACTGTAGCCGGGAGAGACGGTCGTGCCACTGTATAAGATGATCTTCGCTCCCGCGCCGTAAATGTTGCCCGTGCCTGCCGAGTTGAGCGCCCAACCGGCGAATACATATCCGGGCCGCGTCGGCGTGGTAGACGGCAGATAAAAGGTCACGTAGCCCGTATTGTTGGTCTCGCTTCCGTACTGCGTGCTCGGCGCGCCGCTGCCGCCGTTGGCGTTAAAATTGATGTATGCGTAATATGTCTTTGCTGCGGGCGGGGCCGTGGTAAACGAGCCGTTGTCCTCGTAGCTTGCTGTGCCCCAGCCACCCGTGACGCGCACTTGGAGCTGGCACTGCCAGTAATACGTTGTGTTTGGGTCCAGCCCCGTGATCGTGCCGGAAAACGTATTGTAGCCGCCGCTCGTCTGCGGGGATTCAAAGTAATACGACGCATTGCCAAGCACAGTCAAGTAGATGCGCTTGCTGTAGCTGTAATCGGATGCGCCGCCGGAAAATACACCGCTGACGTATGCCCGCGTCCCGTCGCTCGCATCCGGCGTGATAGTTACACTGAACGTCGCCATTTAGCTCACCAACTGGATGTATAGCTGCCCCGCCACGCCCGTACCGCTCGGCGCGGACGGGCCAAAGCTCGCTGTAGCCAGACACAGCGCCGCCGAGCCGAGCTGTACGAGGCCGCTCTGCACCGTGATGCTTCCGCCCGTACCGGCCTGTAAAAAGATATTGCCTGCGGGCTGTATCTTGATACCTCCCCACGTGGTCGTCATGCCCAAGCCCACGCTTGTAGTCGTGTCCGCCAGCGTAAAGCCGCCAATCGTGTTGTTGCTGCCGTCTTTCAGCGCGATAGTACTGCCCCGCAGTGTGGATGCTTCCACGCCGAGCGCATAGATGTAATCCGTCGTAACCGTGCCGTTGATAATAGTGGTTACGCCCTGTGCTGTCTGATAGCCGCTGTCATTGTATAGCTGGCTCATGCTGGTCGGAATGTCGCTCGTCTCCGCTACGGAACTTGGCAACTGCCCAATGGTCAGTGTACCTGTGATGTTTGCCGAGCTGACTTTGAGCGTGGTCGTCTCAATGCTGCTGCCCTTGATACGCGTCGTGCCGCTTTGGTCCGTGATGGTCACGCCGTCAATGGTGGTCTTCAGCTCCGTGTACTTGCCATCGATCCCCTCGACCTTGAGCATGATCTCCTCGCTGGTCTTGGCGATCAGCGACCGCGCCTTTGCCATGTTGCGCTCGATCTGCCGCTGCGTTGGCGACTTGTAAGGGTACTCGTCGTCGATCTCGTCCGCGTCCGGCGCGGAGATATCAGCTCTATACAGAGCATCAAATTGCAGGTTCTGCTCAGCAATGACTGTATAGATACCGCCGATTGTAATACCATCACCAAGCTCAGCCGCCGGATCAAGCAGAGCATTCCTACCCTCATAGGAACGCTGTACATAACCCTCAGTCTGAGACAAGATGTAGGCCGCCATAGCATCTGTACCGTCAGGATTGACTACCGACAGAGTCTTACCATTAGGAATGTTTGTAGAGGAGGCTTCAGCAAGGACGTCCCCGTTATCATCAAGGATCTCGACCTTGTTGATGGGTAAGGACTCAATACCGGGGAGTAGGGTCTCTACTTGAGAGCCAAGAAAAATCTTGTCCATTCAGCACCCTCCTTACACAATGATCCTGTCTCCACCAAAAGTAATTGCTTCCCCAACATTAGTGATGAGGTAAGAAGTTTCTTCTGGGATGGAGTTAAGACCGACTAAGAGCAGTTTACCTTCATCAGAAATGATCCAGTTACCAGCATTAGCAACAGCGATTCTTTTAAGGACTTCTCTCATGGTCATGTCACCAGCCGTGTCCACAGGGTATTGTACCGGGAACGCTGTGTTCAGTGTGGTACGGCTGTCAACTGCTACACCCATGCGGTCAGCGATGTCGTTGACTGCGTCAACCACGGGCATAGGCCACGTCTGGGTATCATAGGTGGAATCAAGCCAGACCTCTTCGGCCTTGAGCATTGCATCGTAGCCATGCACGGTCATGACTCCAGTAAGCCGGTCAGTTTCTCTTGTCGAAAAGAAGAACACACCCTTGGGGATCCATTCACTTGCCTGAGTACCAAGTACAAGTCTTACAAAGACCTGGATCTTAGCCTGACGAGGAATGGAACCCTTGGGATAGATCTCCACGTCGATCTGTCCGGCTACGGCGTTACCCACGCCAAAAGTGCTATACAGACTGTTCGGTACAGACAGGGAGACAATGTTTCCCATGCCGTAGTCTGTACCAGCGATGGTCAGTTTGATCTCCTTGGTATGGTTGGGATTGCTGAGTAGCTGCTTGTACAGCGCAGTCGTTGTATGCATCTACTCACCTCTCTTCCAAGGAGAGAGTGCCGCCGTTCCAGTACTCCAAGTCATTGTACTTGAGTGCAGTATCATACGGAATGTAGCTGACCCTCATGCTCTGGATAACCTCACCATAGTGAGGACTCTCGTAGGTAACTTCCATTACGGTCTTACGAAGCATATAGCTGAGGGAAATGGCTTGCTCTCTGGTAAGAGGTAAAACCTTTGCAGACCAAGTACTCTTCCAGCGGATAACCCTGTCGTGAGTAACGCCGTCAAGGGTCTGTACCTGAGTTGTAGTAACTGGCTTGGCGTCCACATGGACAGTCTCTTCATCAAACCAGCTACTAACGTCAACGCCATCAAATTTTAAGATCATCCGTTCGCCCTCGCTTCCTGGAGCTGCCTCTTAGTAACCACCTGAGTGATCTTCTTACCATCAAGATAGATGGGACTGACCACCGTGATGTCACCAGAAGTGCCCTTGTTCTTAAGAGCCTCGATGAGCTCGTTGGTTTCCTGTTTGGTCCAGATGCTTTCACCCTCATGGACTCTGACATCCATGTCTCTGGGGACATAGTCCAGACCACTTGCGTAGGAACCCTGTCTGTTACCACTAAACCCGCCACCACGGCCGGAGCTCACCTTGCTGGACTCAGTGTTCCAGAGGCTGACCTTTTCCTTAATCCAGTTGACAGCATCTGTAACCCAGGATGTAATGTTGCTCCAAACGGACTTGAGGCCATTCCACAGGGCAGTAAAGATGTCCTTACCGGCCTGTAGCATGGACGGGATAAGGTTTTTAAGGATATTGACAGGATCCTTAGATGCCTGAGAAAACCAACTCTTAATGCTGTTCCAGATCTCCTTAAAGACATTCAGTAAGCCTTGGAACAGGCTCTTACCAGCACCCCAAAGCTGAGCCGTGATGGTAACAAGTGCATTTACAAGACCATTAAGGAACTCAGAGAAGAACTTCTTAATGAGGTCCCAGATGGTAGCACCGATGTCTTTAAGGTTTTCCCAAGCTTCTTCCCAATCACCCGAAAAGGCTGCTGCAAAAGCTCCAAACAGATCAGAAATGATCTTGAATGCGCTCTCAAACACAGTCTCAATAGCTTGCCACGCAGTCTCCAAAATGGTTCTAATGCCGAAGAGGTTGTTCTCCCACAGCATAGTGATGAGATCAAGCGCAGCAGAGATAATTTCGCCGATGCTGGTAAAGATCTCCGACGTGTACTCTCTAATGTTGCCGAAGTCAGTTACCCACGCAGCCGTAAGTGCAGCCACAAGGCTGATCACAATCCCTAACGGACCAGTGAGCAGACCAAACACAGCAGCCAATCCGCCCGTACCACCGATCAGGCCGATAATGGCCGAGATGGACGTAGCCATCTTACCAAAAATAAGAAGCATCGGTCCAATAGCAGCCACGATCATACCGAACGTAAGGATAGCCTGTTTGGTATCATCGTCCATGGCATTGAGACTGTCAACGAATTCAGTAAGATGACGTACACCCTCAGTCAGAGAGGGCACGAGCATCTCACCGAAGGAGATTGCCAGACCTTCCAAGGCAGAGCCAAGGATGGTAAGCTGACCACCAAGGTTATCCAGCATGGTATCAGCCATGTCTTGAGCAGTACCATCAGCAGCATTGATAGCCTCCGTGAGCTTGTTGAAGTCGGCCTCGCTTGCGTTAACAATAGCCAACAGACCAGACATACCCTCTTTACCAGCAAGATTAGCTGCTACCTCTGCTTGTTCAGCCTGACTGAGCTGACTGAAGCCATTTCTCAGGTCAACCATGACCTCGTTCAAGGACTTCATGTTGCCCTCATTATCGGTAAGAGAGACATTCAGTCTTCTCATAGCCCAGTCCATATTGTCGGTCGGATTGACCATGTTGGTAAGCAAGGTTCTAAGTGCTGTACCAGCCTGAGAAGCCTTAATACCACTGTTAGCCATAAGACCAAGAGCGACAGACGTGTCTTCCACGCTGTACCCAAGAGAACCCGCCACAGGTGCTACATACTTAAAGGACTCACCCAACATGGATACGTTAGTGTTAGCACTGTTAGATGCAACTGCAAGCACGTCAGCAAAGTGAGCGGAATCCTGAGCCTGAAGACCAAACGCCGTAAGTGCATCAGTTACGATGTCAGACGTAAGAGCCAGATCTTCACCAGATGCAGCGGCGAGGTTCATAATGCCCTCAATACCGTTGAGCATATCCTCAGTCTTCCAACCTGCCATCGCCATGTAGGTAAAGGCGTCTGCAGACTCAGAGGCCGTGAACTTGGTCTGAGCACCCATCTCTTTAGCCTTTTCTCTAAGAGCATCCAACTCATCACCAGTTGCTCCAGAGATGGCCTCAACCTTTGCCATAGAGCTGTCAAAATCAGAGGTCATCTTGACAGCCGCCGTACCAATACCCACAAGGGGTAAGGTAACAGATTTGGTGAGACTTGACCCAACAGAAGTCATTGCACTACCCATGGCTGCAAACTTGTCACCCACGGTAGAGCTCTCGTCCTGGAAGGTCTTCATTGATTTCATGGCTTTGTCGAACCCAGACTCAAAGCCAGAAGCATCAAGTAACAGGTATCCTACCGCAGAGCCAACATCAATCATATTCTCACCTCCAGTTATTCATATTGAGCATACAAGTCAGAGAAGCTGGAATACTGCCGGTTGAATGCTATCTCGTCGCCAGCATCCAGCCTCCCTGCAATGAACGCACAGGCCTCATCAAAGCAATAGGCCGTGTAATCATCGTCTATGCTCAGCAGCTCAGAGGGACGCCTCCTGTACCGCTGCGCCATCGACAGGACGTTCATAATGTTTGGACTGGACACGAAAGGAATCCAAAGCCTGAACTCCCTTCTGGGTATACTGAAAGATGAACATCATCTGCTCATCAGTCAACTCCACGCCAGCGTCCTTAATCTGCTGGTAGGTAGGCTCAACGAAGCAAGCCTCACAAATGACATCCAGAACCTTGAAGAGATCCTTCAGAGCATTGTTGTCCTTGTCGTTAATACCCTTACCAACAAACAGGCTGTTAGCCTTGGTCAGCAGAGTGTTAGGGATCTGTCCAGACTTTGCAAGGACAAGCATAGAGGGACGCTTAATGCGTGCCACAAAAGGCTGACCCTCAGCAAAGTCAGGGAATTGAACCACCTGACCACGGGAATACTGAGCGAGCTGCTCAATGCTTGTAATTTCGTTCATGATAGTCCTCCTTGTACTTGTAGCTCTTACGAAACACTGGGAAGCTCGTCCATATAAGAGATCTTATAGGGGGCTTCACCAGTGTTGGGGGCGGAATTGATGGTGTACTCCGGGGCGCGGAATACGTTGTCCTCGCTGCTGAGCGCGACAGGCGTACCCTGACAGTTCGGATATTCGATCTTCTCGTAACCTGTGCAGAGACCAGCAGCATTATAGATAGCCGAGTAGGCACACAGAACAAAGACCTCACCCTTGTCCTTAGAACCTGCAACAGGCGGCGTATAGGAGCTGACGCCAAAACCAGCATCAGTGTCACCCTCAGTGGTCTTCTCTTCACTGGTCCAGTACTTGACCGTACCACCCTGAAGAATCTTGACGACCTCAGGATTGAAGACGTTATCCGTGAGCGTGATAGTGTTACCGGTGAGGGTCGTAGTGGTAGGCTTCTGAGCGATGAGAACACCCTTGACCACCAACTTGACCGCGTCCTGAGTGTCCGTCTGAGGACTGACCGCGATCTTGGAGGAAGTGTTCAAGCCGATCTCAGCGCCGTTGCTTGCCTTACTCTTGATGGTCACAAGGGACACATCAATCGTAGGGATCTCATGACCTTTCTTGAGAGCCATATTGTACCTCCTTGTTAAATGATTTGTCTGTAATTTTTGTACTGCACACTGACCATGTGACCCTTGATAGTGTCATCGTAGAATGACTGGGTCTGAGTGTAGGTCGGCTTAATCATAGGGACAAGACCTTTCATGGCTTCCTTTACCTGTTCAAGGAAAGGCTCCAGTGTGCTAAAAGCATCCTTAGGGACGTAGCACATGATGTCGTAGTAAGTGATGGTGCTGGAAAAGTTGAGATATTTCGTGGTAGTTGCATCCTTTACCACAACATAAGGCTCAGTACACTCCCCTTGATGCTGAGTAGGGTAATACACCTTGAAGCCAGACTTCTTCAGGTGTAAGAAGATGTCCTGGATACGGCTCTGTGCCATAATCAACCCAGCCTTTCAAGGAGATTTTCAAACCCTGTCATGATGTCGTTGGAGTTGGCAAGGATCGTCGGCTGAATGATAGCGAACCGCTTCTCATTAGCCAGCTCAAGCCAAATACCGTAATCTACGCCATGGGACAGAGTTAGCTTGTAGACGCTGGACTGTTTTGTAACGTCACAAGTCAGGCGCTGACGAGCGTGACCTGTACGGTCAGTCCAAGGTCGGTGTTCTTTAGCGTAATTTTGGAGCTGGAGGGCTGCCGTCTCTGCATAAGCCCAGATGGCAGACTCTCCTCTATCCTCGAATTCCATCAACCCAGAGAGTAAACCCTCTGCATCCAGCTTGAAGGCCATCTTAGCCCACCTGCACTTCCTCTAAGGAAATGTCAGCGATAATGTTGGCCTCAGCCAGATTCTTGATCTCACCGATGATGTACTTCTTATCATTGTAGGTAAGAGTATCCTTGTGCTGTAAGAGCTCTGCGCTCTCCCACAGACAAAGGATCATCGGGGAGGGCTTCCTACGGGTCGTGGAACCATCAGTGGCGTTCTTCTGAAGATAGGAAGTCGTTTCGTGATATAGCCCCTTGCAACTCACAGTGGATACGACCACACCGTTAGGCTCACCAAACTCATTCTCACCCTCACGCTCGAACACAAACCAGTTACCCAGAGTATTGATGGCTCGCCGAGTCTTGTTAAGCTGAAACGCGCTTGCGTACAAGTTAACCGCCTCCTTTGAGTACTCCGGAATTGTTTGGCCTGTACCGAGCAGCCAGACGACGGAAGTATTTGGAGCTGTCCCCAGTACTCAAACCAGAGACCTGAAGCTCCGTGTTCTCAGCCTTAATGAGCAGACACTGGTAGGCTGTGAGACTGTAATCTCCGCCGTTTTCTCTTAGGTAGAACTCCAACTGTTCATCCGTGAAGAACGGGATGTCACTTTCCCGCAGTACAATCTTCAGATCTTCCAAGCTGCTCATAGGAGCCTCCTTAGTTCTTCAGATGCTCACGGATGATGCCGCGCAGCTCCTTCTTGGAGCGGATGCCCTCACGATTGAGACCAAGCTGGTCGGCGTAATCACAGAGCTCATCGTAGCCAAGCTCACTGAGAGGGACTTCGGAGTAGTCAACGGACTGCTCCTCGTCATCCTCAGACTCTTCCGGCTCAGACTCCTCAGAGTCCTCTTCCTCGTCCTCCTGCTGACCCAGATGAGGCGGCCGGAAGTCGTCGGGGGTATTGCTACCCCCATCGGCTTCGGTACTCAGAGAGGATCCTTCGAGGACGAATCCGGCCGGTTTGAACATGGTCTCGAATGCACTCTGGGAAACATCCAGAGTAATACGACCATTCGTAATGCGGATCATCTCGATAGCCTCCTTATCAGCCCTTCTTGACGTCGAGGAGGTAAACGCTGTCTGCGGACTCGAACGACGGCAGACAGATCATCGTGACCTTGGTCTCGACGTTGACAGGGTCAGCTTTCTGGATGGTGGTAACAGCCACACCCAGATCGGTGATGGACACGTTGGCGACCTTGCCACCCATCAGATCGGACTCCTCGGGGGTAGTACCGAACCACGTGTTACCCAGAGTACCCTCGGGGAACAGAGTGACCACATCGTCAGGGACGAACTGAGTCGCCGTACCAGCGTCGTTCTTGTAGCGCTTGCCATAGACGATGAGCTCCAGGCCGAGCTCGTCCATGAGATACTGACTCAGGCGGGCGTCAGACAGCGCCGTGACCTGACCATTGGACAGAACGAAGATGGACTTGATGATCTTCTGGTTGACACGGAGATAGCCCCAAGTCTTACGAGTGCAGACGCCGCGAGTGGGACGGACGCCGGTGTCATCCTCGATCTTGTCCATAGCGTTGCGCATATCCTCGATCGGGTCAGAGCTGGTGTCGGACCAAGAGGTGTCAACCTCGGACTTATGCGTGGAGGGGATACCGTAGTCATAGCTGTACGCCTGACCGTTAGCGGTGATGGCGATAGCGCCAGTGGTGAGAGCCATCATGCGCATCTGCTCACGACGGGCACGAGCACCCTCCAGGAGATGCATTTCGTCGGCAAAGACACGGTTCATGACGGAATCAATGTATGCCTGATTGCCGGTCTCGAGAACCATGTTGAGCTGCTGACGGAGCTCTTCGTCGATGTAAGTGCTCTCCTTGAAGAAGGGCATTTCGGTCTCCAGCTTGTCGAAGCCGATACGCGGACGGGGCACAGCACCCACATCAAACGCAGAGGGCTTGAGGACGACGGGCAGACCGTTCGCACCCTTGATCCAGTCGAGCTTCAGGCCGAGCTTCTTGTCGGCGGGGAACAGCTCCTCACCGAGGTAAGGAGGCATATCCTGAGTATGCTCTTCCCAGTAAGCAGTGAGCTCAGGAGCTTTGACGAGGTCGAAAATAGTCATTGTGTAGTTCTCCTTTCTTACTTACTTGAGGAACTTGATGGACGGCATTTCGCCCTGACGAGTAGCCGTAAGCAGCGCTGCCGTGGTAGCGTCGATCTTGTTCAGATCAACGAAGCCCCAAATGAGCAGTGTGCCATTGGTGTCACCATCAGTGACATCAACATCGTGCAGCAGCACACCCGTAGCGGGCTTGCCATTGGAAGCACCAGACTCAGCCGTGTTGTCTACGGCCTTGACAAACGCAGTGTTACGCGCCGTCAGGCTGCCAGACAGGGGAGTGCCAGCGGGAACGATCTTGCGACCGTCGCGGGTGACGGAATAACCGTCGTCGACCACGATGCTGACCGAGACCTGATTCTGCACGTCAAACAGAATCTGGACAGGCGCTGCACCAGTGGTCTTCTTGATACCAGTCTTGTTGAACATTGATTTTCCTCCTTGTTCATGATTTATTTTGTGAAGTAGCTACTCTTCACACTGGTTTTGTGTGCCTTGGCAAGTCTCTGGCCAAGACCTTCCGCTCCAGCGGACTGTTTACGCTTAGGATTCGTGGAGCCTCCAGTACCTGAGCTACCCTTGTCTTCACCAAAGAATGCGGGGTACTTTTCCTTGAGGCTGGTGAGCACCTGTTCAATGGTGGTGTTCTCATTAACCTTGCCAAGAGCCAAGGTAATGACATCTTCGACCGAATCAGGATTAACACCTGCCTTGAGGGCTGCAACCTGCATTTCGAGTCGGGATGCTTTGGCGTTAGCCTCATCACGGGCAGTCTCGGCGGCTTTCTTAGCCTCAGCATCGAGCTGAGCCTGAGTCTTACCAGCGTCAAGAGTCTTCTTGAGGTCTGCGACCGTCTGCTTGTAGGCTTTCTCATCCTTGAGCTCAATGCCCAAATCCTTGAGCAGAGCCTGACGCGCCGTGCGCTTCTCATTCGCCATCATGGCGTTGATCTGCTCCTGCGTGTAGGTCTTACCAGCAGGGGGATCCTGAGGCGGGTCAGCCGGAGGATCGGCGGTCGGATCGGCGGTAGGGTCTTCAGGGGGATCAGCAAAGAGTTGAAGACCGACGCCTTTGAGTGTAGTCAGATACTTTTCCATAGGTTCCTCCTTACAATATCCATGTTCATCGCACATGGTAGCGATAATCCAGTTGATAAGTATCACCGTCAAGCTGGTAAACGGCTTCATTAAACTCCGGAGCGTGCTGTTCACGCTTGAAGTCTAATTTCCTGTTGAGTTTGAGGAGCTGGTTCTGGAGCTTTTTGGGCACGGGCTTGTGCCTGTTAAGGTAGCTGAGCTTTCTAAGGTACAACCACTTTACTGAGCTCAGCAGCTCCTTGGTCTCCCAGTCGTCCACGATCACCGCGTAGGACTTACCACAGTGCGGGCAGTTTACGAACGTCACATCGCACTTACACTCAGCGCCGCTCTTTAACTGAAGGGTGAGCTGCTTCTCCTCGAGAATCTGAGGGATTACCTGGATCTCCCCCTGACAGAGGTCACAGTGTGTGATATTCGTCATAAATCGACGCCTCCTTTATTTATATGTGTGAAAATAATACTATTAGTATATTTCCGGAAATATTATACTATATGTTTTCGAAAAAGTAAAGCCCCTTTTTCAGGGGCTTTACAAGATTGAGGAAAATATTTTCATTTTACCCGACGTTTTCGACGATGAAGTCGGCCACCTGTTTCAAATGGTCTCTCTCCGTCCTCTGAAGGACGCTCAGCCACTCCGACGGGATCTGGGTACACCCACACCGAGCTCCAGCTAAACCGCCCGCCAGCGCCGCGATGGTGTCCGAGTCGCCACCGTCATTCACCGCCGCGATGATGGTGTCCCGGAACGTGCGCCCGCCTCGGTTCCACCAGATGGCGTTCCGGAGGGTATTCTCCACGTGACCGGTAGGAGTAGTCTTGGTCAGCGGCGGGAGAGCGTTGCTCGGGGCGAGCTTGGTGAGGCACGTCCACAGAGCGTGATAGTACTGCCGGACTGCGTAGTCACAGATGTCGTTGGTGTGAGTAAGCTGAGACTGCATCACAGCCAGCTCCTCCTGACCCATCAGGCACGGCACGAGACATCTCATCAGGCCACCATTGCCAAGGTCTTGAATCTTACAGGACTTCTGACTGAACTCGTTGTTCCAAGACCAGTCATTCCAAGGTTTACCCTCGTTACGGATAATAGACCGGTAACAGGTGTTGCCCACATCCTTCGGCTTGGTAGCAAGCCAGTTCTCAAAGTTTGTGCAGATGCCCTGCATAACGGTGTTCTCGTTAGGCCAGTTGTCCATGATGGCGTCAGCCACACAGAGAGTCATCTGAGTATCGTCAGTGACCTCTCCGGCCTTGAGCTGTAACCAACCGCCACCAATAATCTGGTCAACCTGACCGTACCGAGCTTGGATGTTTGCAGCAGTCATGAACTCAGTGGTAGCACCCATGGCGTCACCGATAGCGAACCCGTACAGAGCTCCAAGGACTTTATCGTACTTTAAGGTATTCATCACAGGATCCTCCTCCCAAGACTTTAGTCGGCTTCAGGGTAAACTTCTTACAGCGAGCAGTATTACCAAAGACCTTATTGTCAGGGAATCTGTAGCCACAGTCCTTACAAACGAGATCGTTGTTGGTGATACGCACGCAAGCCCGAGCCTCAGATGCGATACGCTGCTTCATGCTCTTGTCAGAGCTTTTCTTAGCACTCATATTGTAGCCTCCTTGTAATTGATGAAACCATTATATACTATCTTCTTGCAAAAAGCAAGCACTATTTTTACGGAAGTATCTCCAGATACATACGGATGCTTGAACTCATGTGACCGTCAGACTCCTCAATCCTTAGAATTCGTACCTGTGTGCCAGCATTCAAGAGAGTCTCACCCTCTGCTGTACCGAATTGAGAAATACCCATAATGGACGACGCCTGTGTACCCTCAGGGGCATAGAACACAACTTCAACTGGACCAGAAAAGCCCTTGTCCCACATGGATGAGGTACTCGTAAAACCCTTGTACTCACCAATAGTGTTTGCATACAGCTTGTTGAGCTTACTTGCAGACATCTGTTCGAGTTCCCACTGGGTCTGGTCAAAATCCTTTGCACCGATAAGGCCAGCCAGATCGCCAAGGTCTGTACCCCGTCTAAGGACGGCAGGACGTTCAAAGGCAGACTTTGAGAGCGCTTGCTTTGCAGCTTCGATCTGTTCAGCTTCTCCAGGTCTAAGGTCAGACCGAGTACCTCTCAAGTACCCGTTCCAGCGTCTATAGGAGCTGCCTGTATACGTGCGGAGTGCATCCTTTTCGACACCTGTAAACTTCTCAAAGTTGGCTGCCTCAATGTCGAGCATGTCCTGAAGCTCAACCTGTTTGATGATGTTAGTCCAGTCCTCGGCAGAAGGGATGTTACCACTTGTGTTAGCCATCTGGGACGCCCGCTGCACGTTAGGGAGATTCTTTGCATCAACCCCCATGCTCTCCAGCCACTTGTCTATATCCGAGTCGGCGTTACCCAAAGCCCAGTCAGCCAGCCGGTTAGAAATATCAACCATATTCCCACTGAGCACGGCCTCAAAGGTACACATTCCATTAGGATGGTCGAGTGGGAGTTTATCCTTGGGATAGTGCTGACCATCACGAGCCGCACAGATCTCACACATCCGCTCACCACCAGACGACAGCCAGATGTACTCTGTCACGAAGGGATTATTCTGGGTCGTCCTAACGAATGCCTGTTGATAGGCATGGGATACCATGGTGCGAGCCAACCTCTGTGCAGAGTAGTCCACCTTACGCCTTGTACCGGGATAGACCTTGTTCCAGTCCCAGTCCTTCCTTGCGTCTGGTTTTAGGTACTTCTCCAAATCCTTGGCAATATCGTAAGCACTCTTGTTGGCTGCTATACCTGTAGCGACCACTGTGTTGATGTCGTACTGGGTCTTCATGTGGTCTTTCCAGAGGGCACGGCTCAGTGACCATTTACCCTCATAAAGCTGACCCGTAGCCACCATCTTGACGATCTCAGTCGGGACTTTGGAGTAAGCACCCTCAATGGTAAGGCCAACATTCTTGAGGAACTGTAAGTTGTCCTTGACCACTGCCTGAGCAGCCGACTCCATGTTGTCATAGATCTCACCCTTGAGAGCTTGCTCAGCAGTGGTAAGTTGTGCTTTAAGTTCCTTCTTGAGCTTATTGAGCTCGGACTTGTACAGAGGAGAGGACGGCGTGTTAGGCAAAGACCTCGCCTTTCTACCAACAGACAGAGCAGCATTCTTGTAGATCTGGGCAATATGCTTCTGCTGCTTCTGGGTCAGGCTGACCCTTGCCTGTTGCGCTGTATTCAAGTTGAGCTTTGCCATGTGTCACACCTCACCCTTCTAAGGATTCACCTGTTGGATTCTGTACGAAGCTGTCTTCAAGGATCTGACGCTCCAAGGCGATCTGCCGCAGCTCTTCGTCGGCCTCGTCATCAGTAAGGTTGCGCCATTTCTTCATGTAGGCTTTCTTGGACATGGTCTGCGCCGTAACCTCAGACAAGTCGGTCTGCTTCTCTTCGGCCTCGTCCTCAGGGAGCGGGTACTGGTTGTCCACACGGACAGAGTATTGATCGTCAGGCAAAGTGTCCTCAATGTAGAACTTAGCTGCCTCCGGATACAGACGAGCACCCTCAATGATGCACTGTACCATGAACTCCAGCGCCGGACGCCAAACCAACATCTTCTCCTCACAGCGGACAATCAGATCCCAGTAGATAGCCTTAAGAGTCTTACCCGAAGAGACAACACCCTTCATGGCCTCGGGGCTGACGTTAGGAACAGCACACTGCTCATACATGGTATTCTTGATACGGTCAAGTGTACTTGTAAGAGCCGAGCTGTAACTCATCTGAGTGTCCAGCACACCGACTTGTGCATACGTGTCAGAGGCTCTGTTCTGGTCAGATGCAATGTCCCAGAATGCGCCCGCCGAGATGCTGAGGTCCTTTGTACTCTCAGGGGAAGCGTCGATCGTGTAGCGAATAGGATTCATGCCTTTGCGCTCAGCATCCATGTCTGCACCGGCAAGACGGCTGTACCAACTTTCATAATTTGCAAGCTGCTCAATCTCAGACACGCCGATCAGGTCACCACTCAAGCCATCATTCACAATGACGCAAGCCGGAATGAACTCAAACAGAGTATTGGTCGGCTCAGAGATGGTCTCAACCAGAGCGCCAAGACCATCATAAACCTCCTCAGAGTACCAGCACACGCCGTTCTCTAACCAGTACTTCTTCTTGTAAATGCGCTGATCCTGCTTGGACTTCTCGTCGTTGATGCTGTAAAAGGCAACGATCTTCGTGAGCTTGTTGTAATCACTGGGATCAACATCATATACAAACTCCAGGCTCGGCAGGAAGCTCACCTGAATGCCTGTGTCCACGTTGACATTGTACATCATAGCCACACGTTTGCCGATGAAGCAGTCCTTTGCAGCCTGAAGCAACGCGCTCTTGAACTTGTTCTTCTTAAGGACTTCATTCACGAGGTTCTGGTAGATCGTAGAGGTCTCCTGTGCAGTCTGTCTGTCTTCCTTGGAATCACCAAGATTGACATCAACCCAGATGTCTGGGGACTTGGAGAACAGGAATCGTGCCTCTTTGTCCAGTAGTGCTCTGGACGTTTTGTAGCGCAGATCAGCCGGAGTGTAGTCTCCGTTGCTGTCAGTGGTGAATTCTGCACCAGTCTCATAAATGCTGTAGAGCTTGATGATGTCGTACATATCCCTAAGGACAGCCGAGCCATACAGACCCTCGAGCTCATTCTTGATGAGACCTGTAGGAATATTTAAGAGTCTTGTAACGTCAATAAAAACAGGTTCAGTAGCCATGTAAGTCACCTCCATTTGGTCCATGGCAGAGTATTATTTTACTTGTTGTCGAGTGCGTCCTGGTTCTTCTGGGACTGAGTGCCGAAGTAGAATGCGATGATAGAGCTGTAGACCATCATAAATTGCTCAGCAGAGATTCTGTCCATAACGAAACCGAACACCATTGCGCCGGTAGCGATGATGGTCACGATGCTCTTCACGCTCAAAAGATTAGCCAGCCGTTTCTTCATCAGATCCATACTGTGTACCCCCTTCCTCTACGCTCTGTCCAAAGAGCTTACTGTTGTTGTGCTCAAAAATATTTTCAAGAACTTTGAGAATACCCACTCCCAAGATGGTATGGATAGCGGGCTCTGACAGCTCTGCCATGGTGTAGACCTGCTGTAACTTGACCGTCGAGTAGACGGCAATCCCATAGCTGATAAACACCCACACAAGCGCCGACACCTGTGTAGTTATGAACAGCATCCTCGTGATGCTCACCATCTTGGCTTTGGTAAGTCTTTTGCCTTTGCTCATGCAATCTCTCCTCTCCTGCTGTTGCGCGGGATGTACTTAATGTCTGCGACCTCGTAAGTGTCCAGAGCGTACCAGATCGCCGAGAACGTATGCGGGTCAATGTTGAACTCGTCATAGATGAGGTTGTCCTGCTTGTCCTTGGCATAGATTAGCGTGCTGAGCTCCCTTATCGTGTTAGGACAGTTGGGAGAACAGACAATCTTGTGGAAACGCTTGACTTTCCTCGTGTTGGCGAGTCGTGACCCTGCATACTTGTGACAACCACGCATTCTAAATCCCGACTGTCGATAGAATGCAATGGCTTTAGGATCTTCGCAGTCGGCGATAATTTGAACCTTGTCAAGTCCATCCTTCTTGAGCTCCTTCTCAGTTTTGTCGTCAGTCATGTGGTTGCGGTAGTACTCGTAGTAAATGTAAAGGATCTTCTGTGCGTCGTCTATGGCGACCTTGACCACCGCATTGTAAGACTCCTCAAAGCCGAAGTCCATGCCGCAGAACTTGAACTTGTCCGGAATCACTGCAACCGCAGCCATCACAGCCTTGTGGGACGCAGCCACCTCAAACTGAGGCAGAACCCTCTTACCGTTGAGGCCAAACCTACCAAGACGGGCGATTCTGTACAGGTCGGGATCGTACTCTCGCATCTGGTCAAGGGTCTCTATATAAGACTGAGGTAAGAACAGGTTGTCGTCAGCCACACTGTGATGGTAGTACACTCCATTCTTGACGATCGTACGACGCTTGTACAGGACTTTGTCATCAAGAGTGATGTGCTCATTACCCTCATCGTCCAGCCGCTTAAAGAAGTGCTGGTACACCCAGTTTTCCGTCCCAACCGGATTTGTAGACAGAATAAAATGCAGCGACAGCGTAGGATGACGCAGACGACCGAGCAGCTCCTTGTAGCCAGCATATTTGATCTCAGAGCACTCTTCCAGCCAGACTATTGTCACGCCGTTAATGGACTTGAGCTTTGTGGGCTTGTCCATGCCCTTGAAGATAATCACAGACCCGTTAGGGAACCTGATCTTCATAGGGGAGACGGAGCAGCGGACTTTGTTCTTGCTTGTGCCAACAAGGTCAAACTCCTCCAAGATCTCGACCAACAGGTCATAGCAAGAGTCACGGATGGTATCAAACACCTCTCTGACCACAAGCACCTTTCTCTTCTCTTGGAGACACTTTAAGATGATCTTGAGCGCAATGTGGTAGGACTTACTCGACCCGTAACCACCGACCAGAAGGTAAGTCTTGTAATCCCAGTCCCAAATGAAGCTCTCGAATCTGGGATTGACTTCCTTATCCACAACCATTGATGTCATCCCCGTTCAGTATATTTATTAAATAGGTGTATATACTAATTTTGCGCTGTAAATTGCTCACCGCCCGTGTGTCACCTCGAGCCTCGGCTACGTCAAGGTTGATCTTACAGCGGCGGAGCTGCACCTGACAGAAGCGGAGGGCGTCGTCTCTCATTTGTCATCACCCCTTTCTTAGACCTCGTCACCGGCAAGGAGCTTCTTAAGGAGCTGGTTCTTTACTTCCTCAATGGTCTTCTGCTTTTCCAGATCCCTATCCTCTGCATCCTGCAAGCTCCTCTTCAGTCTTTTATTTTCTGCTTTGAGCACTGTAACCTGCTCTTTAAGAGACTGTACCATCTCACTCTTCAAGATTCTTGCCTTTTCAGGACGAAGCTGATCATACCCAGAAAGAACGAGTTCCACGGCCTCAGCTCGTTCTTGAGCTTCAGGGCAGATGTAGTATCCATGTTTTCTGAGAGAGGGAAGCACTACTGATGTAACCCAGTGCTTGAATTCTTTTGCGAACTCAGTCTTGCTTGCGAAAATAAGACTGTAAAGACCGGACTCGTTAACTAACACGACGTTTGGATTACCTCTCTTACCACTGTGAGCAGTACCCTGTAAATTGTACAGAATGCGATCTTCTTCATCCACCCAGCGGGAAACAGTTCGTTCAGGATGACGCAGCCTAAGAGCGGAAAGTACGTCGGTGGCAACAAACCAAGGCTGATCGTCAATTTCGACGAGTCTGAGTTTTCCGAGCGCGAGATTTTCATAAGATATAATGTTCATAAAATGTCCTCCTTTTCATAAATAAATGGTCATAATTCCCCCCCCGATCGGGGGGTGTATTTCCCGGAAGGGAGGCGTGTTTCACACCCACCTTCATAAATAAATCATAAAGGGGGGGGTCGAAACGACCCCCCTTTTCCCTCGGAAGGGTCATCGACCATGAATACCCGTGTCACCACTTGACGGGGGGTAGGTTATTCTTCCTCGTCTTTACCTGTACTATCCTTGCGTCTACCACGAACGATGTTGATCGTAAGCTCATCGTCACCACCAGAGTCCTCAAGGAGCTTCTTCTTGAGCTCAAACTCCTCACGCTTCATGGCAATCTCAGCATGGATCTTCTGGATCTCGGCAAGCTCCTTACTGGATACCCACTTAGACCCGCAAGCGCAATCCAGAACGTGTCTTGCACCATTCGCACCGTCACGATCGTACAAGCGCTTCTCGGCGTATGCCTCAATCCTTTGCTTGGCTCTTGTCAATGCGCGTGAGAAAGTTAAGATATCATCCGTGTCGCACCTTAACTCATCCAAGATCGGGTCTACGTCGCCGTCTCTATACATGAGAATCGATCCCGTTGTAATTCCCATGTGATACGCAAACCCTGACATGGTATAGGGCTCGACTTGACCCGTAAGAATCTCGCCGTGCTTGTCCCGCTGTAAAGTGCCATACTTGTCAAAGATAGGACCATTACAAGAATCAAAGTACCCGTCGATTCTGGCCTGTAAATCTTCTGCAGAATAGAAATAAATTCTTCGACCGGGATTGTGAGTCATGCCAACTTTCCCCGGCAACCGGATACCCCTAAAGTCAACCACAAGATGCCTGTCGTCGACCCATCTTGACCGTACCACAGGATGCCTTGGCACTCTGATTGTGACCTCCTCATAAGGCTGCTCCCAGGGTCTGGGGGGCTTTTTCTTAGGCATACATATCCTCCTTCCGAATACTGTTAGTATTCATCTATCTCAACTTTCCACATATATTATACTATTAGTATTCGGAAAAGTAAAGCACATTTTCCGTCCATTTTCACCCCATCTTGTCGAAAAAATCTCATTTTACTCCTCCGAGTTATGATTTCGTTTGGGCAGTTTTATTTTCCATCTTGGAAAAGTTCATTTTCGTCTCCAAGATTCCTCCGAAAATCCACCCAAAGGAATTTTTTCGAACCCGGAAAATCGGTCACTTTTCGATTTTTCCACCGCGACGATTTTCGATTTTACTCCACCCTCACCACCTGCCATTTTCCCAAGTTACAAGATCACTTTTTCCGCGAAAAAAAGTCGGATTTCTTGTGTTTCCGCCTTTTTTTGAACTCATAAAAAAGTCGGACCACCTTGTGAGCACCCCTCCCTTCCTTGTATATTACTCCATGGAGAAATGCAAAAAAAGTCGGATTCGCCCAAGATGAGCCCAAGATCTACAACGACTTTTTTTACTCCTTCTTACTTCATTAAGAGAATAAAATTTAATATATTAAACAAAAGTTAAGCAGCATAAAACATAACATTTTCCCTTAATTAAAAAATCCGGGGCAAAAAAAGTCGGACTCTTCCGCCTGTAATTCTCTATAAAAACACCACCTTTTTCACCCTTTTTATCATTACTCCACGGAGTAATATCCTTGTAATTTCACAAGCCCCACAAGACCTCCACTTCCGCTCGTTCCGACTTTTTTTGAACCCGTTTTTACATTCCACGCCTTTTTTACCGTTTCCTCATGGAGTAATGAACAAGATTCCAACCCCGCCACACCGAAAACCCTACTCTCCCTAAGAGTTTCCCACCTCAACTGAAAATCTTTACAAAAAGGGCTTGCTTTTTCCGAAAAATGAGAGTATGATGAATTCATAAATCAAGCAGCTCACACAAATCTACACTATAGGAGGCCACCATGTCTACCACTACCCCCACTACCCCCATCCGTCCCAGCACCAACGCCTACAACCTCAAGGCAAGGCTGTTCAGTTGTAAGTACAACGACATCGTCAACATCCCTGCCTACGAGAACGCCTCCGGCGACCGCAGAATCGCCTACAACCTGTACCACATCTACCTCCGTGACTGTGCCGAGATGGAGAAAGCAACCTCATCCCTGACCACTCTTCCCCCTATTATCACGAGCCCGTCCATCCGCTGCGCTGTCAACAAGATGCTCAAAGAGTCCGACACTGAGCTCGAGTCGTTGGTCAGTCATCTGGAGAACCTTACCTACAACCCCGACACACGTGACTGGGAGGCCAGAAAATGATCACTCTCACCACCTCACAGGTCATCTTCATCACCATTGGAGTTTCCACAACGGTCAACACCCTGTGTAAGTTCCTGTTCATGCTGGACACTCCCCGCCGCTCCCGCAGCCACACCACCAACCGCCACAACCATCACACCACCAACCACTAAGGAGGATCGACAATGTACTATGGCAACATCAAGGACTGTGACATCGCCAACGGAGAGGGGGTAAGAATTTCCCTGTTCGTGTCGGGATGCACAAACCACTGCCGAGGCTGCTTCCAGCCCGAGACGTGGGACTTCAAGTATGGCAGTCCATTCACTTTCAAGGTACAGGATGACATCCTGAGTATGCTCGCACCATCCTATATCGATGGTCTCACCGTCCTGGGAGGCGAACCCTTTGAGCCGTCCAATCAGCACTCCCTCCTGCCGTTCCTGGAGCTGGTACACAACATTTACCCCGACAAGACCATCTGGATGTACACAGGCTTTACCTACGAGGACCTCATCACTCCCGGAGCTCATCCTCACACTGCTATCACCAGCAAGATCCTCGGTCTCATCGACGTCCTTGTAGATGGTCCATTCGACATCGACCAGAGCGACATCTCACTCAGGTTTAGAGGCTCACGCAACCAGCGCATCATCGACGTACCACCTACGCTCTCCACGGGTCACGTAGTCCTTTACGACGAGGTCGCACATCATCCCTGGATGACCAAGCACTCCCAGTTCTGAGGTGCAGTCATGTATCACTTTGAGTTGTTACCTCGCGCCCCCGGTCATCCCACACAACCCTGTCAGCGGGATTGTCCAAACCGGACGGCAACCTGTAAACCTACCTGTCCTAAGTGGACCGAGTACGAGGCTGCCCTCACCGCGTGGAGGGCGTCCACTCACCCGGAGACACTTTTCCTCACAAGTACATACACCGCCGCAAAGGAGTCCAAATTCCGTCAGTTTTCCAAGACGAAAAAGCATCACTACCGCTGACCACCCCCACACCTACCTCACCCCCTCCGCTGACGAAATCGTCCTGTAAAACCACCCGAGAATCAGGACTTTCGGATCGCACCCGTCCCCCACACCCCCGCGCACACTATATCACCGAAAGGAGACCACTATCATGAAGTTAACCCCTATAACAGTCGAGGAGGCTCATAAAGTCCCCAAACACAAGCATGACGCGCCCTGTAATGACGTCCTCGGCACACTGAACCAGTTCATTGTATCTGGTAAAGAGGCCGCCCTTGTCGAGGTCACACCGGGAGACTACACAAGCGTTCACTCAGCGTTCTCGTCCTTCTACAAGGCCATCAAGACCAAGAACTACCCCGTCACGGCAGAACTCAGGTCTGGCTGCCTGTACCTGTACCGAACCCACATTTAAGAAAGGAGACTTACCCACATGAACAGCATCAACATCGGTCTTGGCAACTTTGTCAACAGTGACCACGTCATCGCCATTGTGAGCCCTGAATCGGCTCCGGTCAAGCGCCTCGTACAGGACGCCAAGGACAACAACCGTGTCATTGACGCCACCTATGGTCGCCGCACCAGATCTGTCGTCATCATGACCAACGGCACAGTCGTGCTGTCGGCCAGCCAGCCCGCAACCATCATCGATCGCAACAACAAAGACTAACTACACTGTAAAGGAGAACAACCATGACAGACTTAGAACTCACCAACCACATTCACGACATCCTCAAGGATTTAGGATGCCCCATCAGCATGAGTGGCTTCGATTATGTCACCTACGGCGTCAAGCTCATGTACAATTCCTCACGCAGACTTGCCATCACCAGAGAGCTGTATCCCGCCATCGCATCTCAGTATAACACCACGGACACTAGGGTCGAGCGTTGCATCAGAACCTTTGTCCAGACCACTCTGGACCGAGGCTCCTATGTGGACATTCACAAGGTGTTCGGCAATGTCTTCCGTGACAAGTCCGGCACTATTGTCAATGGTGACTTCTTGTATGGTCTCAAGTATGAGCTTGAGCGCCGGATCCAGGCAGAGGAGAAGAGCTGTGATTAAGATGATAGTCCTTTCAGAGGACGACTACAATGCAGTCCTTGCTCAGCTTAATGATGCAAGAGTTGTATGTGCTGAAGCTCAGGCTGCAAGATTCACTGCCACTCACACCTATTATCTGTCAGAAATTGACAGACGACTGGAGTCTATTCAGGGTATTTTGAAGAAGGGGGAATAATTTTGGTTACTTTACGAGTATTCCTGAAGTCAGGTCAGAGCTTTGACATTCGTGCCGAAGGTGGTAGCTGTGGCTACAACACCCTTACTGGAGAGCTGAAGTCATTCAAGTATGAGGGTGCTGTCGCCGATATTCCGATCTACCTGAATCCTACACAGGTGGAGGCCATCGTGCAGGTGCATAAGGATGACGAGGAGGAGGGACTCCTGAAATGACCGGCAAAGACATTTTGACCCTCTTCTGTATGGTCTGGGTATTCTTGGTCGCAGTTGGCTGCCATGCAGGGAGGAGGTGATATTGTGACTGAATACATTGAGCGCGAAGCCGTCGTCAAGCGCATTCAAGAGATTTATTGCATAGGGTGCAATAGCTACCACGGAGTAAGATGCCGTGCGTGCGGAACAGGCGACGCGATTGATATTGTCGAGGATTTTTCTGCCGCTGACGTTGCGCCGGTGGTACATGCGCGGTGGATTGACGGTAAATGCTCAAACTGCGGCGTGGATATCCCGACCGACGACGCTCACGGTGTTATCTTTGGGAGCGAGTGCCGTTTTTGCTACTATTGTGGCGCTCGGATGGACGGAGGCGATGGCGATGAGTGAATACGTCTCAAGAGAAGACGCTGTAAAAGCTATTCGAGAAAGATGCTCGCCTTGCGGAGAGGCCATTGAGGCTATCAGGGATGCTCCCACCGTCGACGCCGTGGTCGTGACGCGCTGCAAGGATTGTGCACGTTATCGTTTAGGATTGAACGATGGTGTACCGGAGAACTGGTGTGGCAGAACTGGATTTGTTCAGCGAGATGACGATTTTTGTAGTCATTCTAAGGTAAAGAGGGACTAATTTTAAGAGCTCCCTGAGGGAAACCTTGGGGAGCATTTTCTTTGAAAATTTTCAAAATTTGTGATTTTTCTGTAAAATCTGGTGTTTTCCAAACTTGTGCTACCTATAAGAGGACGAAAAATCTTTTTTTCTTGTAGAATCCTAACTATTTCTTACAAAACTGTAACTTTACAACTGTAGAAATATGAAGTATGATATGTTCACAAGTTAAGCAACACACCACTTCAAGGAGGACAACATGAACAAGATTAAGAGAAGTATGCTCAAGGAGATCGCTGAAAAGTTACAGGAGCTGGAAGGGCTCAGGGACGAGATCCTTGAAGATCTGCAGCAAGTCATCGATGACGAGCAGGAATCCTACGACAACCTTCCCGAGTCGATCCAGGACAGTGAGCGCGGCGAACAGATGCAGGAGTATCTCGATACCCTGAATGAGGTGCTCAGCGAAATCGAGAGTATGGATTGTGACGCTACTCAATGGGCTGATACATTATCTGACATCTAAGGAGGACACTACAATGACTGGCATGAACAAGATCGCTGACAAGATCCAGAAGCTCCTCAATCTGGCTGGCAATAATCCCAACGAGGAAGAGGCTCAGGCTGCTTTGCTCAAGGCTCAGGCTCTGATGGCTCAGTACAATGTGGACATGGAGTCCCTTGGTCAGGAAGAGAAGATCAAGTACTCTCTGGAGATCACCAAGGTAAAGGCAAACCCCCGCGACAATCAGCTCCAGGTCATTATAGCTAACGCATTCGCTTGCAAGGCCATTATCTCGGCGAACCGCAAGATCATGTTCTTCGGTCGTGAGGACAACTCCAAGGCTGCTAAGGAGTGTATGGAGTTCATTCACCGGACAATGGAGCGCGGTATCAACCGTGCATGCAAGGCTCAGGGTCTGGCGTCCAGCGCCGTTGCGGGTGCATCCGAGATCTACAATGGCTACGCCAAGGGCTTCATTGAGGGTCTGAAGGAATCCATTGACGCCCAGACTGTAGCGCTCGCCATTGTGGTTCCTGAGGATGTCAAGACTGAGTTCTCCAAGAAGTTCCCCAACCTTGGCAAGTACCACAGCAAGGGCAGCAGTTGGAATCCTAAGTTCCAGGATGCCTACAGACAAGGCAAGACCGATGGTCGCTCGGCCATGGGCAAGCGCAGCCTGAAGGAAAAGAACTGAAAAATCACGAAAAGGTGCGATAGGGGTAGCTCCCAACAAGGAGC